CGGGACGGTGCTCGGCCGGGTCGCAGCTTTGCCCGAGTTGATTCTCCAGACGACGTAGTCCTCAAGCCAAGAAGGAGGTACGTCCGGCCAGGGCATTACGGCACGAATCTCCTGATCGCGATCCTATCGTGTCTGTAGTCAGCATCGAGCAGCTTGATCGGGTACGAGCCAAATGACCACACTCTGCCCCCACCCAAATACATCGCTTCGTGCGATGGATCGTTGCCCTGGCCATAGAACAACACATCACCAGGTAGCGCGGCGGCCAAGTTCGGCACCGGCAGGCCAAACAGGATCTGTACGTCAGTGTTGGTGTAACGCCAATCCACCTGTGGCAAAACCTTTGCCCAATTGCAGCCCGCGGCGATTGAGCCAGAACAGTCGGCGTAAGTGATGTTCTCTGGCTTCCCCAACTGCGACGGGCGTGCTTGTGAATACGCGACACTCATGCGCCGGTTGTACAACGCCATGTGCCAGGCTAATCGTCTTTGATACACCGTCTGTTTCGCAACGACTAATAGCTTCAAGGTGAGACTGTCCGCATACTTGGCGAGCTTGCGCCAAGCGTCGTCGTCATACACCGTTGGCGTTCCCGATAGGCCCAGTAGCTCGCGCGTCTTACGGAAGTCCCTGGTGAACGATCCTGGACCGGTGTATTGCGACCAGGTGCGGCGTACCGAGGGCGGCTTTGCCATCAACGCCGCAAGCCGTCCATGACCGCGGAAGCGCGCATGCATTCGCTTCAGCGCATACACGTGGTCTCCCTGATCGCCTGGCCTGCACGGTCTGAAGGGAACCACCAGTGTCGGCGTCGGCCCTACCGCCATCAGCGTGCGTGGCTGCTCAATCCGTAGGCGATCCTCGATCGCAAGCTGGTCGTCGCCGTCGTGTGCTGGATCCTGCTCTTCAAGCGGCGCGACGTGGAAGTTGTCGTAAACCTCCATCAGGTTGCGACAATCCATCCTGCCGAAAAGTCGATCACGATGTTGCCTCCGGAGGGCACGATCGCGGTGCCCTGATATCTGATCTCGCTGGCGGTGATCGGCACGATGTTCGCGTCGGTACCACCAGTGGTGTCGTTGTCATAGCCGACCACAACCAGGTCCCATGTGTCACCGGCGGAGATAGTCGAGAACGTCTGCAACGGCAGCGTCAACAAAATCCGGTTGTTGGTGTTGTCAACCGTGAATGCCGACAACTGCGCGTCGGTCAATGTCTTGCGTGAATAGCCGGTGTTCGTGACCTCGGTATAGCCACCGGACGTGATCGCCGAGAACGTGGCGAAGTCTGTCAGACCGTACACGCCGTCGGCGCTGCCGGACGCCAATACCATCATGATCAACGCGCTGTTTGTCGGGTCATTCGAGTCGACTCGGTTGTAGTACTCGACTTCTCTACCCTTCGAGCAGTTGAGTTGCACCGAGGCCATCTAGCCCGCCAAATCTGGGACGGCTGTCTGTGTGCCTGTGTTCTGCTGACACACCGGATCAAATGGAATCCCTGTTGATTTCAACATCGGCGGTGCTGCCCACTTCGTCGTCCCCGTGTTCGAGACGACAGGATCAAAGGGTTTGCCTTTGCTCATGCGCGGAGTGTACGCCGGGAAGCGGTCATCACAAGGTCACGGATTGACGACAACCGGAGGATGCAGCACGTAGTACGTGTCTCTTGCTCTTGGTGGCTGAACAAGTTGAATACCGACTCCGCCCAATGCTGCCGCACCCACCTGACTGCCAACAGACGACGGGCGCCCGAGCACAAAGCGCGGCCTGAGACGCCGGACAGACCGAGCCGATGCAATAGCAACCAGCTTCGGACGTTCGAGCGTTACATATCCAGCCAGCGCTGGCTGAATAACAACAGATGGCTGTCTGAGTAGAACACGAGGCCGTCGCCGCTGGATCGCTCTGGCTGTTCCAACAACAACTAGCTTCGGGCGTTCCCTCGTAACTACTTCCGGAGACGCAGGCGGAAGCGGATACACGATGTACGGAGGAAACAGCTTCCACTTGGAACGGCGTCTCCGTACCGGCACCAAAGCGGCTTTGATTGCACCTCCGGTACGAGGTGTGATGACCGTCTCGACCGGCGGACCCGGTACTGCGTAGCCTGAAAGTTTGTGTCGTCCACTCACGGGTCACACAAAACTCCATGTCAAGGTAAATGTTCCAAAATCAGCACCGGAAGGATCCCAGGCAGGATCTTCCGCGTTTGCTCCGCCAAACGGCGTACTGTTGTAACCGTCGACAACGATGTAGTACGTGGTCCCCGAGGTAACGGCGTGGCTGATCAGTGAATAAAACCCGGGGCCTGAGTCGTCGTCAGAATCGATCACGACCGGACTCGCGAGGTTTGTGAACAAAGTCATGACTGTGTCAGAGATTGTTCCACCACTCGTCCCTACAGTCAGCGTGCCGTTCGACGTTGCTGTCCACTGATAAAAGAGCGCTCTTCCGCCGCCGTACCCAAGTGCTGGTGGTGCAGTAGCGGAAAATCCATAGCCGATAGAAACTCCTTGTGGCCCTGTTAATAGTGGGGCAGGAGTGGTGTCGCTACTAGTCGAACCCGAGTCTCCTGTCAACACGTCTTCAATCGGAAACGGTGTCGCTGCAGGAACTGCATACCCGGAGAATCTGTTGCCACCAGTCATGGGTAGGTGATGTCTCCCCAGAGATCAATCGGATGATGCGACCTGCGCTCCCAGACTATTCCGGCTATCGCTGGCGTGATATTCGGCATCCCTGGTGCTTTCCAGACGCGAATGTCAAACGTCTCTTCCATGCCGCCGCCAAAGTGCCGGTACTTCTCGGCCGGGTCGTAGACCCAGCGGTGCGATCCATACGGCACGCTCACCGTCTCGTCGATCACGGTGGACGTGTGGGAATGCACGGTCTTCGTTGACACGGTGCCGAGCGTGCCCGAGCCAGGATCGTGGTCGCACGTGAACGCGTGCAGATCGATCGTCATGTAGGTGGCTGCCTCGACGCTCGCGAACACGGCCGGTACGTACCACCGGGAGGCGCTGAACGTGTCGCTATCAACGGGATCGGCGAGTGGCGTGTCGTGCGTCAAATCCCCGAGCCAGTTGTCGTCCCACGGGTAATCCACGTGCCCATCCACGTAGAACCACAGCACGTCTACGCCTTCGACCTGCCAGTCTGGTTCGGTATCTCCGTCTTTCCATGCTTTCGCGCGGTAGCTGTAGAGCCGCTGTTCGATCTTCACCCACCACAGGTCACCGGCCGAGTATCCAGACCCGACCGACACCGGGCCGTCCAGCAGAACATCAAAGCTCGGGCCGTCCGCTTTACTGGCGATGAGCGACAGGCTGAGATTGCCGGACGAGTCTAATTCCAACGGCGCCCAGACTTGCAGGGCGGTACTAGCAGCTTGGTATTGACCAAGCTTTATTGTCCCGACCGCGAATGTCGCATCCTGCACCGAGTTGAATTTCGCCTGCGCCGCCACGATCGCGTTGCGAAACCGGATCGTCGCATGGTGTGTGCGCGGGTCGGCCGCTAGCTCATACCAGAACGCCGACGTAGTGTACTCGTACGGCCCCCAGATGATTTGTGCACGACCGCCGCCGTCGACGTCGCTGTTGTACTGGATGATTCCGGACTCCAGCGGTGTCCACCAGAGCGGCAAGAACGTCTCCCCGTCGTCGATGGTCGCGGAATTGTGCTGCCCTACGACGACCCAGCCTTCGCTGCTGTTGTATACCCAGGCTCCGGCCGGACTTCCTCCAAGGCCGGTGTCAATGAATGACCAGTTGCCAGTAGTGGGAGTGGAAGGCTTGCGCCGTACAAACGACGGGAACGTCTCCCCCACGATCGAGAACGCATCGACATGCGAGGCTCCAACGATGTACGCGAGCGACGACTTCGGATCAACGATCTCCCACGGGTTCGACCCAACGAAGTCCCACCAGAACTCGTCGACATGGCCGAGCGTTATTTCGTCGTCGTCCTCTTGGAAGTCGGCGCGGCCACTGGACGGCAGCCACGGCACGCCCATCCCGACAACCGAGAATTTCTTCCCAAGCCACGGCACGCTCGTCGTGTCGTTGTCGTGGTCCTCATACAAGACGCCGTTCGGCCCGAATCGCAGCGGAGGTTCCCATCCGGCGTCGAGTAGGAAATCGTCGATAGTCCAGTCGCCCGCTGGAGAACGCTCCTGGACCGGGACGAGATACAGCATGTCGAATCGTGTCGTCTGATTACCCCCGGTGATCCCCCACGCTCGGATCTTCAGATACGTCTCGGTAAAGCGGAGCCACCGGTCGCAGTCATAGATCATGTAGTGCGGCACCACCGGGCGGGCCAGATAGCGCGGATTGCTCCGGAAGCCGTCGTCGGCCGCCTGCACACCCCATCCCCAGAACCCCGCGACCCCTTCGCTGTTCTCGTTGCCGTACGTGCCCGTTGTCATCCGTGACCGAGCATTCATGGGCGGGTCGCCCTCCTGCCGCGATGAGATGAACACCGCGTAGTTGATCGCCGGGTCGAGCGGCAGGTCAGCTACGGGCACCCGAACTGAGTCGCCCAGGCCCGCGTCCGCGAACTGCGTCCCAGGCGACGTGTTCGTTGTCTGCACCGGGATCGTCTGCTCGTCCAGCACCACGTTCCCGACCACCGAAAGAGAGTCCGCGACGACAGACAGTGTTCCGCGGGCCGGACCAACATAGTCGGCCAAACGAACGGCGATGATCGTCGGCCCCGCCGCCGTGAAAGGCATCTCTGTGACCGGCCCGGTCGGTGAGAACAGCGTAAGCGCCACAATCGTTACGCCGTCTGCACCGGCCAGTACACAAACACTTTGCCGTCACCATTGGGATTAACGGACAGCACTCCCGCTTCCCAGTCGTTACCACCCATGTAAATAGGGAACGTGTAGTCCCACGCTAAGGAGCGCCAAGGCACCGGCAACGTAAACGCAGCGGTACCCGTAACAGCGCCCAGCGTCAGGTCAAGTTTCCCAATGAACTCTGTCCATCCGTCTAGGCCATGACGAAACCCCACATACGCGGTGTCAAACCACATGAAATTGTTTTCCCATTCCGGAGACTGCCACGTCTTCAAAGGTGAGGTCTCTCCGGTGCCATCGCTGACGTAGATATACGGGCCGGGAAGCACAGGCTTGCGTCGTTCTTGACGCATCTCATACTGCGTGTTTTTTTGCCGAGTGACAGGCTTCTTCTGTTTAAGCGGATAGTTGAACATTAGAGCGCGTCCGGACTCCCAGTAATTTGTGTGTACTCAGCCACACCGTCGGCATCAATCTGAATTTCGAATTCATACACGAGGATGGCTCCGGAGAAACCACCACCCAGCCTTGACCCAGCGTTGACCGTGATTAGATCCCCGACGCCAAACAGTGGCGCAGATCCTGTCGCGCGTTCTGGCTTGATGTCGGTGAATGTGCGCGGCACAGCGCGAAGATACGCCTCTTTCGCGAACAACGCCTCGAACATCGGACGCACCGTCGTCTGCTCATCTTCCTTCTCGTCATGGATCTGGATTTCCTGCATGTATCCATAGGTCGAACGTGATCCCATCCAACGAGCAACAAGCGTGGGTGGCCAATCCTCGCCTGGTTCCCCCTCTGGCTTATTGCCGTCATAGCCAGAGTTCTTCTTCGTTGGTGTGATCGATCCCGCCCAATGGCTGATGTCACCCGCATAGAAATGAACGCGCGGCCCAAGCAGATACCACAACGCGTTCGTGACATCTTCCATATCCCCGGTCTTGGTGGCTGTTTGGGCGTTGAAACCACCAGTCGCGTAGTCGATTGAAACCGATCCGGTCAGATCATTGACAACACCGCCGTTGGTCAGGTCAACGCTGCTGGTGCCGTAGCCTGGATTGACGTTGATTGCCAGCTCTCCGCTGCTCAACAAAAGCTCCGCCATGTCCTGCATGTTCATCGGCCACTCAGCCGGAATGCCGGTCATATCGACACCCCCAGGCTCCACCGTATTTACCCGGATTTGCCACGGTGCGTAGGGGGCCTCGTTGGGACAATCATCGGCGTGTCTAATGAAGTAGCCGAGGATCGCCGGGGCAGTTCCCTCATTCAGGATCACCTGGTGCGGGTCAGCAAGATTGCACGGACCGGGCTGACTGGAATCCGTCGGATCAAGAGACTCCGGATAATCAGTGCCGGTCTTGCACATCCGTTTATTCAGATAGATCAGATGGTCGTAGGCGGTGATCTCCGAGTAGGTCGAGTTCGCATCACCGCTGTCATCGACATGCCACACCGGCCCCGAGAACAGCAAGCTGCCATTCGTCATATGCAGCTCGCTCTGACCTTCAATCGCGTTCACCAAATGTCCAGGCACACGCACCACGAGGCTCGCGGGCCGAGACCACTTTGGATGCCACGTGATCTCCTGGCACAGATTCGTGATATCTGTGCCGTCCAGGTCGATGCTCCAGGTCATGTGATCGTCGGGTCGGCGGCGACGAGAGAGAAGGAGAACTTTTTTTGCAGCATGTTGCCGTTCGTTTTGAACTCGCCGCCCTCGGTGCCGTAGGTGCAACTGATCGTGTGACTTGATCCGCCGGTCTCTGTCCACGCGAGGTTCGTGGCCGAGTTCAACTGCGTCTCCAACGCAGACTTCGCGGCGGCGATCACAGCATTGACCGCACCGATATAGGCGTCGCTGGACGGATCTGTCACCGACCGGATCAAGACAGCACCGGTGAACGTAATGATCCGAGGGCCGAAGAACTTGTGATGGACGATGCCTCCGTCGGACTGGCCCTGCGGATCGATCTGCGACCTGATGGGCGCCCCGTCGAGACCGTCGATGTCGCCACCGTCAAAGTCGGTCAGCAACGTGTCGCCCGTGGTCTTGTTGACCGTCAGGCTGCCAAACGTGTACTGACAACATGTGTCGGCGATGACCTTCCTCCTATGACTCCTGGGCGCTTCGTGCCCAATGTGCTGCGTTGAACCACGGCTTCCCGGCCCATGGGCTGCCCTTCACAACTGGCACCTTCGCCGGGGCGCCCGCCGCCGTTGACGTATTCCCAGAAGCCTCCTGAGTGATCTTCGCCAAGTTGTTCAAAGCGGCGATCAAGTCGTTGACGATCGGGTCGGACTTCTGCTGGAACTGGAAGCCACCACGCGCGAACGAGAACGATCCGCGCGGGGCACCCCCGGCACCGAATCCGAATGGGCCTCCACCGCCACCAATGTCCGTGAGATCGGGGAGCTTCTTGCGGAACTTGAGGAACTGCGCGATATCCGCGTTGAACGCGTTCGGCCCCGCGAACGGCTGATCGGCGAAGACCAGGTTCCCGGCGCTCTTATTGAACGTGTCCACACCCTGCTTCAAGAGATCCAACACCGTTGTGCCCTGCTGCTGATCCTTGTTCAACGCATCCGCCAGGATCTGCTTCTTCTTGTCGGCAAGGTTGATCGCTTCCGTCATAGCAGCGTATTTCTCGGGAAGTGTCTTGGCTGCCTTGGCCTCTCGATTCGCGTTTGCAATCTGCAAATCAAGGATCTGCAGCAGCGCGCTCTTGTTGCGGGCGCTCGGATTCGTATTAAACCTTGCTTCCGCTAGACCCTCGGCGCTCTGCAACAGATCCTGTCGTGTCTGCTTGATGAAATCGAGCTTGTTCTGCATCTTCTGCCTGAAATTCAATTCAGCTTGTGTCGCAGTAGCGTCCGAAACAATGTCCTTCGTGCCAGTCGCAAGCGCGGTGTTCACAAGATCAGACGTGCTCTTACTCACGGACTTGGTCAGACCAGCCTGCTGGTTATGCAGCGTCGCCGAGTAAGCATTCGCAAATTTCTCGGTTGTGAAAATCCCGAGGTTTTTACCGGTCTGCTCAAAATGCTTGATCGCCTCCTTGTTGGAGACAACAGCCTTGTTGACAACCGTCGGGATCAACGCAAACAGCTTCTTGCCGTCCTTCTCAATCCCGACCGTGATCGAACGAACAGTTGACGTAAAGCCCGTTTTTCCAGGCGTCCGAACACGCGGCCTGTTCAAGAGATTGATGTTCCCGGCCTGCTCTAGACCTTTCGGCTTGCCAACAGTGAACTGCCTCTTCTGCGCGTCGGCCGCCGCTTTTGTCGTCCCAGCCGCCGCTGTACCCGCCTCCGTGACCGCGGCCGTCGCTTTCTTTTGCGCCGCAGCATCCTGCTTTGCCTTCACCAGTAGCTGCTTGGCCGCAGCGATCTGTAGATCGAACCCCTTCAGCGCAAGTGCGAAGTTTCCTGTCAGCTCGCCAAGCTGCTGGAGTGCGGTGCCCTTGTCCTGTAACGCCTGTGCGATTGCGTCGTTGCGCGCTTTACGCGCTGCCTGAATATCCTGGCTGTTCTGGAATAGCTCATCAGACAACACTTTCAGCTGAGCGGCTTTTGTCTTCGCGTCCTTTACACCACTCCTGACCTGTTTGACCTCGTCAAGAAGTCTCCTACGGAAAGCCTGCAGCGTCCTAATGTTGTCATCTACTCCAGGCGTAGCCTGCGCACGCGAAATTGCACGCGTGAACCGCGTACGTCCACCTGACAAGGCATTCAGCAGATCTTGATCTGCCTTATTATTTGCTTCTGTAATCCTGTCCGCGGCTTCTTTCTTGTCCGCAACAATCTGCTGATTGTTAGATTCGATCTCACCAGTGATACGCGCCTGTTCGGCAAGAGCTGCTGAACGCTCTGCTTTGGCAGTTGTTCTTGCTTTCTTTGCTGCCTTCGATTTGTCTCCAGGCTTGATCTCCGTAAGACGTGCGTTCGCGGCGTCAATTCTGGTCTGGGCATTGGCAAACTGCTTTTGCAGAATCTTGTTCTGTGTCGCTGGCCCAGCGCCTGCGATCAACGCTCTATTCATTTCATCTTCAAGAGCACCAGCCTGTTGCCGTGCAACCGCAATTGCGCGGAAGAAAACTGTCTTGACACCCTCTTCCAACGCATCACCAGTAGCTGTAGTCGCATGACGGGCGGCATTACTCATCAAACCTTCAGCGCGCGCAAAGATTTGCGCCATTTCAGGACCAAATGGACTGGCGGCTTTCTTCGCAGCAGCACTTGCATCTTCGATGTCACCGACAAGCTTCTGACTGATGCCCGTCGTCAGGGGCTTCCCATCAGGACCCGTCGTGGTGATCTCAATGTTTTTACGGACATTGGTTGGCAGATCAATGAATGAAAGGAACGCCCGCCCGAGTGCAGTTGTGGCAATGGTGGCCCGTTCTGCTGTATCAATGACACCGTCTTGGAGCGCTGTCTTAATGGCCGGAGAAAACTCGGCAAACTTCTGCTTGACCGTATCGATTCCCTCTGCTGTCGTCGCGAACGCTGCGGCGGTGTTTACGACACCAAGCACAAGCTTGTCCGCCTCCTTGCTCGTACCTCCAAATAGGGCCTGAGTCGACGCAAGGCCCTTGATGAAGTCACCTACGCGCTCTCTAGCAGAACTGCTTTCTTTATCTACATCTGATAGAGACTTAGAAAGCTTTTCAAGGAAATTGACAGTCTTTACCGCAGTCAGCGGCACGCTGCCGAGCGTAATCGCTGTTTTAATACCTTTCTTGAGTATTTCGTTGGAGTCTGTTCCACCAATCTCAACCTTCGGGATCTTGATATCGCCGATTTTGCTAGCAACACCAAGAACATCTGCGAATGCTCCAGCAGCCTCAGCCAGAGAGTTGGTGAGAACCACGAGTGGTCCAGTTGCCAACTGGCCTACTTCAATGCCAAGGGCGGCTAGTTGATTTTTGAGGTTCTCCGCCGAACCTGTAAGACCCTTCATACGTGCAGCGGCGAGCTTTGAGGCGGTCCCTTGCTTCTCGATACTGGCGACCTGAGCGTCAAGACCACGCGCGCCGGTTCGGGAGAGAATTGCGGCAGCTCTAATCGCGTCCTGGCCGAAGATGATTGCGAGGGCCTGGTCACGCTGTGCTTTTGTGAAATTGCGTGTCTTGCGAGCGAATTCGTCGAAAACGCCAAGATTGATGGCGCCAGTAGATGTTCTGACGCTCAGACCGAGCTTGTTGATTTGCTCCTGTGCCCTCTTAGAAGGATTGATCAGACGGAGAAGAGCCGTGCGGAGCGACGTACCAGCATCACTGCTTCTCAGACCAGCACGCGCCAGAATCGTAAGCGCCGAAACCGTCTGCTCCAAAGAGAGGCCCGCCTGCCGAGCCACCGCAGAAGACTGTTGCAAGGCAATACCGATGTCAACAATTGATCCCTGCGAATCATTAGCGGCATTCGCTAGATCGTCAGCAACCCTAACCGCCTGATCTCCAGCAAGTCCGAATGCATTCAGCGCCGAGGCAACTAGATCGGTTGCTTGCGAGTTATCGATTGCTGCGGCAGTTGCAAGCTGCAACACACCGCGTGCACCGTCGATTGAATCTTGAACAGAAAGACCGGCCTTGGATAGTTCCGTCAATGCCTGCGCAGCATCGGTCGCGCCAACGCCAGGTAGCGTGATGTCGCGTCCGAGTTGCTCTGCGGTGGCGCTGACCCGCTCCATTTGATCGGCGGTGGCACCAGCGGTCGCCTGGAATACGTTCAGTTGCGACGCAAGCTTCGACGCAAGCCCGACGGACTTCGCAAGCGCAATGATGGCTGCTGATGTTCCGAGGAATGCAGCGTTGGCCGCCAACGCGGAGCCGCGCAGTCCCAGCAGCGAGAGGGTGTTCGCAAGAACCGATTCACGGACACTCTTGTTTGCGGCAACGCGCCGTGCGCTGCCCGCCAGTTCCGTGGCTGCAGTAGACGTAATTGCTTTCCGCTCCGCGACCCGCAAAAGGATCGATTCGCGCAATTCCTTGTTGACAATCTGTAATGCAGCTGCTTCTGCGTCATTCACCTGCGCAAGCGCGGTCTTGGACAGTCGCAAGCGACGATTGACCGCATCTTCTTCATTTTTCGCGCCAATAACCTGTTGCTCAACTTTGATACTGGTTGCAATAGACTGTGAAAGGAATTTCTCAGCAGCAGCCAACTGTCTAATATCGGACAGAGTGGCTGCACTACTAGCCCTAGCAGCGACTGCTCTCTCTAGCTCTTTTGCCGATGTTTCAATAAGGACCTGGACCCCGAGCGATCTGGCAGTGGCCAATGCCTTCTCTGCACTTGTAACGCCAGCTAGACCAGCAGCCTGCGCATTCCGAATTTCAGCGGATCGCTCCTCGATCGCAATCCCGCCTCTTGCGATATTGGCAAGCTTCGCCTCGGCTTCGGCCTGTTTGTTGACCGACAGGGCAAGCTGCCGTGCGATGAGATCGCGCTGCTTGTTCTCGGCAATTGCGGCCGTCTGTAGTGGCCCAAGCTGGTCTTGTCTGGCTTGTCTTGCCTGTGCATCACGCCGCTTGTTTTCCGCGATGGCTGCGGTCTGAGCACGACCCAGCTCCGCCTGAGCTGCCTTATCCAGACGAGCGTTTTCCCGCAGGGCCTCGCCGTGGGCCTTGGTGATTTCTTGCTCTAACTTTTTGCGGATCGCCAGTTCCTCAGCCGCCTGCTTTTCGAGGGCTGCGGCTCGTCCTTCAGGCGTGCGAAGCGCGGCCCGTTCCTGCTGAGCACGCGTGTTAGCTACAGCGGCATCAGCAGTTGCTACCAGGTCCCTTGCCTGCTGAATCAGGGCCTCATCGGTGGAGATGATCGCCCTTCTCAGGGCCTCCTGCGCTGTCCGGAGTGCTGTCAGCTCTCGTGCCAGTTTCGCTGATCGCTTTTCCTCGACGGAAAGCGCGCCACTGATCCGCCTCCGCGCGTCGATACCGGCTTCCGTGGCCTTGTTGATTGCGGTGATGGCTGCAGCCGTGCGCTGATCAGCAAGCGCGTTTCCTGCGACTGAGGCTGCTGGTCTAGCGGCAGTTGGAGGCGGCGTGACTGGTTGAGCAGCGGCAGCTCTCGCTGCGGCACCAGTCGCGACGCCACTCGGGACTACTCCAACCGTCGCAACAACACCCTTCGACGATGCCTTGACCGCCTCGATAAGTCGAGTGCGGAAACCGGTCATGTCCGGCTTCACGAGGACGTTGACAACAACGCCCTTCTGCGAGCGCTTGACCTTTTCAATCAGATCGGCGCGGAATCCAGCCGTCGAAGCACGAACCGGAACAACAGCCTCTAGCTTCTCAGCCTCAGCAATCGCCCTCTTTACCTGAAAGAGAAATGCGCGTGTATCCGCCTTGACGATGACTGTGGATTCGCCAATAAACTCAGACATCAGCCTTTAGGTCCTCCAAAGTCTGAGCCGCCCATCATGGCCTGGAGCACAGCCATTGATGCCTCGTTATCGGGCGCCCTCGGCTTGGGCTGTGGATCGGTGGGATCCACAAGCTTTGACTCAAGCTCTTCTATGGCTTCTTGGAATTTCATCCCATATTCCCGATAGATCTCAATGATCAACACTCTTGCAACATCAAGAACAACTTTGAATCTCACGCTGGCGGGATCATGTCCGGCTAGCGTGAGACGCCCGCTTACGTAGCCACGATTTGCTGCTGCCCATCCTCCGAGGGCTGTGATAGTTCGATAGGGGTTGCAGAGGTGACCTCCAGCAACCACTGATAGAGCTGCGAATACTGGGAGTGAGGAATGGGGTTCTTGCGGCGCTTGGTGAGCTGCACCCACCGCTCGCGCTGGTCTGGCTCGATGAATAGCTGAATGCGATCGATGAAGTCAGTGATCGTCGTCTTCACACTGAAATCAATTTCTGCATTCTCATCAGCGTTGTCCCTATCGAAGACCTCTGCGATATCCTCCCAATACGGATAGACCCAAGTGAAGACCTCACCCGCGACTTCAAACTCGCGATCTTGCTCTACTGTAAATCTCTTCATTTAGTTGTGCCCTCCCTGAGAGCTTAGGGTTAGGTGCCCGGCACCTCTTCATAACCGTCAAAACATACGGTGATCAAGAGTCGACTGCCACCGCATCCACCTTGTGGTTGCAGGGCAGAAAGTGGACCCCAGATCACATCGCAGCAAAGGCTGAAGAGCCTCTCATCACGGATGAGGTTGTAGATGTGATTCCACAATGCCCACTTGTCTGCGTTGATTTGTTCTGCAGATGCCTCCATTTCTGACACTGGTGGTGGGTTGCCGTTCTGATCCAACATCGGTACACATCTAGTCGAGATTGCAGCAAGCTGCACATAATTGATCCGCGCGATACTTGCTTTGGGGAATTCTGGAGCAGAGTCACCCTCTGTCAAAGACGCCACATGAACAGTCAGTTGATCGCAACAGTCGAATGCTGGTGGCCCTGGAGCAACGAATGCACGCGCGGGGGCGCCCCCAAGAGAAGAGTCATATGTTGGGATTGTGTCCAGAGCCTGGATGCAAGCATCCAGAAATTGTGTTGACAGGTCATGAAGGTCAATAGGACCCACGCCAGACATCTAGTCAAGCGCCTCGGCGATAGCCGCGAAAATGACAGAACCTTCTTTGTCCTCTTTTCTGGCGAGAAATCTAGTGGCCTTACCTGTATCAATGATCCCTACTCTCAATTCAAGAATAAATCCCCTTTGGATGATCTCGTAATCGATGGAGTTGAGGATGCCTTCAATAACTCCTCCAGGTAGGCGGTCGCCAAGAATAACTTCAACGTTAGTCTGCGCATTCTCGACAGCTTGCTGCCCTAGGTCATCGAGATGTTCGTATACGAATCCTCTCTTTGAGAGAAGGCTAATATTGGCCTCTCTAAAATTGATCTTGCCCACTTGTTAGCCCCCTACCGCCTTCGCATAGCGCCAGGCATCGGGAGACCACGTGCGCGGACGCTGACGCATCCCGCCTGTGGTGAATGAATTGAGAAAGGCATCAACGGATGGGATTCCTGTTGCCCAGCCACTCGTTCCGTTCTTGCCATAAAACCAAGCGACCGTCGCGTTTTTATCGATCGTCACACCCTGGCGGGTCACGCGCACCGCGTTCGCGGGGATCTGGCATTCACCAACTCCGCCAGCGCATGCCTGATAAAGCTGGCATGCGAGCGCGGAGGCGGCCTGCTGACCAATCAGTGGCGCATCCTGACCGTAGGCATAGGTCACAGAGAACGTGCTGTCTTCGGTATCCGGCAAATCCATGAGCTGACATGACGGCCAACTCAAGGCTGTACCTGGGTCGGCGGGATTCCGGACGCGTGTCAACCAGCGGAAATTGTCCAAGCGATAAGTGTCAGGGTCAACGACATCACCATCGATCTTGACCTCGATCACTTCTCGCACGGGGTACCCCGAGAGCAACACTCGTGAGAGTGGTGCGCATCCGCAAGGATCATCGTCACAGCCCCACGAATCACCCATCCACGTCCACGGTGCAATGACATGTCCTCTCGAAAGCACCTGGATACCGCAGCCGCAATTGGTGCGACATGGACGCACTGTCTTCTCACAGCGTCCCGAGTAGAGGCGACCCGAAAGCTCGAACAGAATCTCTGATGCCATCAGCGCCTCGGCGGTGAAATCGACGTTGCAGGTGACACCATCGATCTCTACCGTCGGTTGGCCGCAGCAATTCCACACGTCTTGTGATGACGTCCAAGAGCTACACGGCCCACTAACCGCCCAGGCAACGTCAGCGCGTTGTGCATCTGGGAGGATGCTGAACGAACCTTGTCGTGACGCTACAACTGCACCTGTCGCGTCAACGTCGTAGTGATACGAGCCAGCAATCGTTGGCGCTCCTACCGCCAGTGAAAACACACCTGGACCGGAATGCGTGATCGCTGGTGCGCCTGGCCAAATGTAGGTCGTTACTGATCCGTCGGGCACATAGATCGTGTAGGTAACGGTCGTCGGATCAGTCGGCGTCCCGGCAACATAGAACGTGTCGTTGATCAGAATTGGTGTTCCGAGCTGGTAATCGGCCACTAGACACTCTCCTGATCGCTGCCTGACACGCTCCCCGCAGGGCCATCGCCGCCTTCGATCGTACTTTCATTGGCGGACATTCCGGATACGAGGTCAGTGCCAGGCGTGACTGTTTCACAGACATCGACGATGGTTTCCACGGTTTCGCAGACGAATGAGCCTGCGATATCGAATCCACACACATCTCCCGCTGGCGGAACGAAAGTGCTGACGACTGCTGGCGGGGCCAGTCCATAGCCGACAGGCGGCGGAACGATCCTGGTCAGATTGACGGTCGGCCCGTAGAAGGCGACCGGAGCGCCGATGATCGCAGGAGCGGCAAGACCGTACTTCGCCTTGCGTGTCTGCGACGGTGTCAGGAAGACACGAAGCGGTGCGGCAACGAAGAAGCGGGCTACCGCTGGCGGGAGAAGCTGGCTGCGTGTCTTCCCACGCGCCTGCGGCGCGAGCGTGATCTCAATCGCGCGGGCGAAGAACGGGAAGACAACGGTCGGCGGCCGTAGCTTCTTAGCGGTCGGCTGAGGCTTGTTACGGGCAAGGAAAACCTGAACCGGCCGCGCATAGAACGCTGCCTTGACTCTGGCGGGCGGGTTGACCAGGAACGTCGTCTTCGGCGTGGGCCGACGGACAAGCGTGATCTTCGGACCGAAGAACCGTTCCGATTCAAGAACAGGCGGCAGCAGGAACGGCTTCGTGACACCGCGTCTGGAATACGCAAGCTCGACCCGTAGGTACTTGACCTGCGGCCGGTTGTCGATAACTGTCGGCGGCTTGAGACGAGATTTGGCAACCCCGCGCCGGGAATATGCGAGATAGATACGAAGATCGCGTTCTGCTCTCGGCAATGCCTCCGTGACTGTCGAAGGCGACAGCCGCGACATCGTCGGCGGCGGCGCGATCCTGACCAGCGTGACGCTCAGGTAATAGACCTGCGGCCGTAGGTCGATAACCGTTGGCGACCGTAGCTCTGACTTCGGAGTTCCGCGACTGCTGTACGCGAGAGTTACGGCGGGGCCGCTGTAAGCACGAACCTCAATGACCGTCGGCGGACGCAGCTCCTGCTTCGGTGTACCGCGACGGCTGTACGCGAGAGTTACGGCAGGGCCGCTGTAAACACGAACCTCAATGACCGTCGGCGGCTTGAGTTCAGACAGCGGGCGGCCGCGCCTGGAATAGGCAAGTTGGACAGCGAGGTAATAGGTTTGCGGTCGAAGGTCAATGACCACCGGCTTGCGCAGCACCGAGAGCGGGCGCCCCCGCCTGGAGTACGCAAGCGCAACGGCCGGGCCGTAATAGACAACGGCACCAACAACCTGCGGTCTACGCAGGAACGATTTCGGCTTGCCTCTGGATTGGTAGGCAAGCGTGACCGCAACCGGATACAGAACCGGTTCCGGAATGAACACCACCATCGGGGCGGCAAGCCCGGCGCGTGCTCTACCGCGCCGGGAATACGTGAGGATTACTTTTGGCCCAAAGAAAGCAACGCGACTGATTACCGCTGGCGCAAACAGCCGGGGCTTTGGACGTCCGCGTAGCGAGTACGCGAGGTTGATTGATAGATAGAAGACCTGCGGCCTGAGATCGATGACCGTAGGCGGAGCAAGTCTCGGCTTCGGCTGACCGCGACGGCTGTAAGCAAGCGTGACTGCGGGGCCGCTGTAAACACGGACGTCAATGACCGTTGGCGGAATAAGCCGCGACTTCGGCTGCCCTCGCCTGGAAGGCGCGAGCATGACGGTGAGGTAATAAACCTGCGGCCGTAGGTCGATGACCGTTGGTGCGTGGAGCACCGACTTCGGAACACCTCGCCGTGAATAGGCAAGCGTGACCGACGGCCCGAAATAGACCCTGGTATCAACGACCGTCGGCGGCTGCAGTCGCGATTTCGGGACGCCCCTGCGCGAGTACGCAAGCGTGACCGCCAGATAGACGACTTGCGGGCTGTTATCGATAACCGTCGGCGGCTGCAATGCCGACAACACAGGCCGCGGCCTGATCCTGGCAAGCGTTACCTGTACAGGCCGTGCAACCGGCGGAATGACAGGTTGGAACAGCAGCGATCTGGTGCGGCCACGCGACTGGTAGGCGAAAGTGACGGCCGGGCCGTAATAGACGACGGCGACGACGACAGTTGTCGGTGGACGCAGAACCGATTTAGCCCGGGGCAAAGTTGCGTAGCTGAGCGGCGTCAGCGAACCCTGGATCGGCGAGAAAACGATTCCTTCGCCAACTACGGCGGGTGCGAATAGTCTCGACTTCGCGACAGTCCTGACGGCAGCCGCAAGAACGGTCGTCGGTCCGTAATAGACGGCAGCGGTTGTCTGGGTAACAACGACCGGGGCGCGAAGAACCGACTTGGCCGTCGGCTTGCGAGAAGGTGCCAGCGAGATCCCGATGCCGCCGAGTGCGCTGACCGTTTGCGCGACAACCGCGGGAGTGCGCAAAGTAGATTTGACAAATCGTCTCGGAATTGGCTTTGCCAAACGAACGACTGGGCCATAGAAGATGTCGCCGACGGCAACGACAGTTGGCGGCCGTAGTTTTGGTTTTGGCTGTCCGCGTCGCGAGTAAGCGAGACCAACAACCAGGTAATACACCTGCGGTGTCAGGTCGATAACAACAGGCGGGCGAAGAACAGACTTTGGTTTTCCTCGCAGTGAATACGCAAGCGTTACTGTCGGCCCGTAATAAACTCTGGTATCTACAACAGTCGGTGCACCAAGACGCGATTTTGGTGTTCCACGTCTCTGATAAGCGAGATTGACCGACAGATATTTCGTCTGCGGCGTCAGGTCAATGACAACCGGTGGCCGCAGTCGCGAATGTGGCGCGCGCGCTTGTCGCGGTGAAGGCGTCAGTGCAACTTTGACGCGACCCTGGTCCTCCAGCCCGACAGTGTCGGTAGGCGGCCGCAGCAACGATTTCGGCTGACCCCTACGCGAATAGGCGAGATTGACGTTTAGGTAGACGGTCTGTGGACGTAGGTCAATGACAACCGGCGGTCTGAGCAACCAGGTGGTGGCCCGTTGTCGTGACCGGTGCTGTGTCTGGTCCTGCTCGTCAGCGCCATAGGTACGCACTGGCGCGGCAACAAACGGTGTCGGTTGCGCAACAACCGCCGGTGGCCGCAGCCGCGATATGGCTTTGCGCCGCAGGATCTCCTGCCGAACTTCTGCGACAGGAAACAGGTAGCCCTGGATCGGCGGGAAAACGATGCCTTCGCCGACAACCGCGGGCGGAGCGAGGTTGGAATGCCCTGTCCCGAGGTCGGTGCGCATGAAGCGGGCCACTAGACGGCCCGCCTATCTACAGGATGGTCTGTTGGTCGCGGTTTGGTCTTGCGCTTAACCGCGGCTGCACAAGAACGAGCGACACGTGGACGTGAACGCTTTGGCATGAAGCGGCAGCGGACGATCACAGGCGGACGTCGTGACAAAACTGATGTTTGGCGTTTCAAGAAAAACTGGCGACCGCTGACACGGGGCGACCTGTTCGCCAAATAAACTCTCATGCTCAGATATCCCACTTGGTCGACAGGCCGGAGATCACCGATAGCGTGTCTGCGTCTGACAGCGTGGTCGGGTACGTGATGACCTCACCGATTAGACCCTGGAAATAGAACGGGGAACCAACGCTCTTGCCGATCAGAAGATCGGGCGAAGCATTGGTGGACGCCGCCCCGTCCGTCTCCTGCGTCACCGACGCCCCGCGCGTCTTCAGATACTGCGTGGTTGCCGCGCTCACGCGTACGCCCGCGATGAACGGAACCGCCTCTGTAATGCCGCCGTTGCTCTTAGAGGCGATACCCGAAACGCCCGACAGATACAGCTCCAAGACCGAGGTCGCAAACACCCATTGGAATGTGGTGGCCGCTGAACCGTGCAGCAATGTCCGGTAGTTCGTAAGCGCCCACATGTTCCCGACAAAAAACGCGGATGAGGTCGCGTCGGCCGCCCATTGCGCCCCCGCCGCCGTGAAATGCTGCGCCCCCATCATCATCATCATCTGCCGCGAGTTCAGCCTTGTCCTCACGTACGGGATGCTCCCGGTCGCGGTCGCGGTGTACGAGTTGCCGCTCTTGTCCGCCCATGTTGACGCGAGCAGCCCGCTCCCGTCGAGCGTCACCGTCGCTGGGTCGCTCGCGTCAAGCCACAGGTCATAGCCGCTGACTGCCGGGGCGACAACAGAAGGCTCCGCAGTCCCAGAAGAAACGACAGCCACAGGGATCAGCATTTCAAAGAGAGGTTACTTCGCTAGACGGACTCTTCGTCAGGCAGGTCTACGGTGACCGAAAACCCATCCGCTAGCGCGAACCCGGCCGCCCACTTGTCGTCCTGGAATGCGGGCCACAACGCCGCCGGTGCGATATGCCCAAGGCGAGCACCGAGATCGCAGTAGACGGGGCCGAGTCCTTCCTCGTACACCTTGTCGCAGAAGATCAGGTCCTCGGAAGCACGGCCGTGCTCAAACCAGGGCCATGACAGCTTGCGGAACACTTCGGCGCGAATCAACATTCCACCAGTGCCCACAGCCGCAACCTCGATCAGATCGTTCTCGCCATGGTTGTGCAGATTAATGTTGTGGTAGCGGCCCTCTTCGTCCTTGTGCGAATAGGCGATCGGCAGAAATGGCTTCGCTCGCTGCAAATACAGGGCGCCCACAACGGGCTTGTTGTGTGACAGCAGCCGATTAAGCAATCCAGTCGAGAACACGTGATCGTCATCAAGGCACAGCAGCCATTCACCGCCCTTATCCAGCATCTCCCTAGCAGCCTCGTTGCGTCCGAGGATGCGATCAGAAGTGATCTCCCAGATCGGCCTGGTGTTGACAGGCTTGTGCATGTCGGACAGGCAGATCCAAAACATGCTGTAACGGGCTGAGTCATTACAGACGACAGCGATATGGCCACTCATTTTTCAGTGCTCTCCTTTACTTTTCTGGCAATGTCGATAACTGCCGCATAGAAAGCGGCCTCTGCTTGTTTCTGTGTGTCCCCCCACGAATGTATCCAGCAGACCGGTCCACCTGGATTGAGAGCCGACGCTAAAGCAATTGCAGGCTTACCACAGGTATGGCAGACGCTAATCACCTAGCCGCACTTTGAACGAACAGTTGTCTGAAATACGCACGTCGCCACTCCATCCCTGCTGCTGCTGATACAGCGGCCAGATCTCGTAGGTTGAGATGTGGCCCATTACCGCCCGCAGGTCAAGATAGATCGGGAAGCCCGCGTCGATCACGCGCTGGCAGAACGCTAGATCGTCGGTGGACTGGTGATGGTCGAACCAAGTGTCGTACTCGATCGCGCGGAACACATCGGTATTGACAAGCATTCCGCCTGTGCCTGCAGCGATCACATCAGCAAGACCCGTTTCCGGTGCCCCACCAAGACTCACTGGACGCCACACACGTATGCCCTCCACTACAGCGCTGTCGTTGAACGCCATCGCGTAGTGCGGTGGCTTACGGTTCAGATACAAACTCGCAACGACGGGACGATCGTGCGTCGTCATCAACATCAGATGCTCCGGCCCAAATGTCATGTCATCATCGACGAACCAGACATGCGAGAACCTCTCGCTCAGTGCCCTACGCACGATCGCGTTTCGATTCGCGCCGATGTCGATGCCGGTAGCGATCATCGTTTCGCTCATCGGTGGCTTGTGTAGGTTCGCCAAGCATTCCGTGAATGCCGAGAATCTCGCGTTCACGGACGCGGACACACCGATCAGAACGCTCACTCGTCGTCCTTGTCGATGTCGAGATATGCGATCAGCTCGAACCACGGTCCGCGATCTCCGTGAAACGATACGGTCATGCGTTCTTCATCAAGACCATCACGCTCACTAGCCTGCACGTGGAAACCACCGTTGTTGAGCGCCTCTTCAAGCGCTTTGGTGAGTTCGAATGATTCGTCGAGTCTCATGAGTGCTGCATCTCAATCGCGGTGGCTGTTCCGTCCGCCAGCTGAATCCCAACACCCCACCGGTCGCCGAACCATGAGGCGACCACCACCGCCGGAATCAGATGGCCCATCCGGCAACCAGTGTCAACGAGCATCTGAATGCCTGCCTCATTGCAGCGGTTGCTGAAATACAAGTCCTCGCCGAACTTCTCGTCGTACACAAACCAAGGACGCCCGTCGTCGAGCTTACGCAGCACATCGCCCCGAATCAAGAGACCGCCTGTTCCGACCCCGGCACAGGTGACAAGCTGGTTATCACCGACCGACTGCAAATCCAGCGGATAGAAGCGGTCGTCCTGTTTGGTCTTGTAGATCGTTGGCAGAAAAGGGGCGCCCCGCTGAAGGATCAGCGCCGACACGACTGGCTGCTCCCACGCCAGCATCCGACAAAGCGCGTCCGGCTGGAACACCTGGTCGTCATCAACGAAGAACAGCCAGTCGCAGTCGCGATCAACACAGGCGCGGGCGAGCTGTTCGCGGCACACACCCCGGTTTGATCCGACGCGCCATTCGGTGACGGTGCCCTCCGGTCGGATCAGCCCTTCGAGCGATTGCTGAAACCACGTGTATCGCGCCGAATGGTCGGAGATGATTCCAATCATCCCGCTCATCAGTAGCGGAATGGATCCCCGACGACCTTGAAGCCGTCGATGCCGTCGTCGCAATACCACTGCGAAAGAATCTTCTCACCGTTCGGGGGAACGTTGAACGGTGTTCCTGCCGGGAGAAACAGCCTAATGATGAGGTCATCGTCCAGAACACGGCGTAGCTCCCACACCCACGTTTGGACGGTTGCTGGCTGCCCTGGACGTTCAGCCACTACATTCTCGGCCGTATCCACAATCAGGTTCAGATCACGGCCGATCGTCAGACCTGTCTTCCAGTCATTATCACGCACCGCAGGATGAACAACGGCGGTAGTGATGTGTCCAAGTCGACATTCCAGATCTGCGTAGAGCGTGAAGCCAGCTTCCTTGGCCTTCTCGCAGAAGACGATGTCCTCTGAACGATCGGTGTACTCGAACCACGGCGACTCGATCTTCTCGATCACGTCACGGCGGATCAGCATGCCAGCCGCGCCACCAACCTCCAACTTCACAAGCCCCTTGTGGTCGAACTCGGAGAACTTGATTGGCAGATACTGGTTCTCGCCGACCTTTTCGGTGTACTGCACCGGCGCAAACGGATATGTGCGCGTAAGACAAATCGGTGAGACGAGTGCTTCGTTGTGGGCGAGAAGCTGTCTGAGCATTCCCGGCGGGAACGCATGATCGTCATCCATAAACCAGAGGTGGGTCAAATCGTCTGTTTCGAGAAGCATGCTGCAGAGCGTGTTGCGGGCACCGCACCAGTCACCACCGATCAGCATCTCCTTGCGCCAGCCGTCTGGAACATCGAGCTTCATCACGCATGACGTGAACAGCGATGAGCGCGCGAAATCGTTCGCAATGATTCCAACGAGACCGCCCATCAACCCACCGTCAGCATGACAACTGCAAACGCCACCTCAACAACAGCGACGACGAATATGAGCCAGCAACACTGTTCTCCAAGAGTCATCAGATCTCTCTAAGGGTTTGGGCAGCTTCACGCAGCGCCATTGCCCCAGACGGGTTCTTGTCCTCGTCGTACTGGACGGCCCATCCATCTAGAAGCTGGATCACGTCGTCGATCAATAGGTACGTCCCAGGTTCGGAGGCAACAATCACGCGCAGTGGAATCTGCTTCTCCTCGGCCGGGTAATGAACTTCACTCGCTGGCGTGACATTTGCAGCATGAAGAATCTCCCGTTCGGCCGAGCTAAATTCCAAACCACTCTGCCATAGTCTCGGTGATGGCCCCATGCCTTCCCAGGTCGAGTCCTCCCCAGGATCCTGTAGTTCGTACACGTCCAGCTCCGGCCAAGCGCTCTGCGCCATGGCAATGACGCGGTCGCGATCGGTGTCCTCGATGCCTTCAGGATCGACGCGCCCATCAGACAGCACGTGTCTCGCGCACCAACGCCGAAGCGTCGGATCAGCTGGATCCTGAAATACCTCGATCCGCGAAACGTCACGCTGTTCACCCTCGGCCAGCGGCGGCTGTGTGATCGGGTCATAGTAGTGCCGTCCGCGTTGGCTCATTGGTCGCCTTTCCCCACGAAGTACCAAAGCAGAGCCGTTGAAAGAATCGCTGCCCCTGCCAGCAGCCCTGCCGTAACCGAAAACAACGCAACCAGTGCTCCTGTAACCCCAGCTTGAATTGCGCGACTGCTGAAGATCATTTGTTCTCCTTTATTCGGAACACACGGCTGACTGAGCCGATCTCTTCGCAAAAGTCGCCGTACACCATTTCAACCGTATCGGGAATGTCTTCGGGAAGGAACTCTGTGCCCCAATCATGCACAACCAGAACACTGTTTACGTCCCGTAGCTCTTTCGAGAAGATCTCCATCTCGCGCGGCTTATTGCCGTTGTCGCAGAACACGACGCACGGCTCGTTTAGACGCATGATCTTTCCTAGCTCATCTGCGCACGCAAAAACGTCTTTCTTCTCGAATCCCGGCGGCGGGTTCTCCGGCACACGGCTGTCATACGTATAGAAGTTCATTCCTTTGCGCACCTGAGTTTGCGCCCACAGCCACCACGAGAAGCCGCCCTCGAATGTGCCAAGTTCGATGATCGCTCGAAACTTGCGAATGTTCAGAATGCCTTCCCAGACGATCATGTCAGCCCAAATCTGAGCCATTCGGACACCGCCGAACGACACTTCGCCGAACTCGGTGAACCGCGCTAGCTTTTTTTCTAGGCTGTTGATCTCGTTGAGAGATTCGCCAAGCGCGACCTGGGTTCGTTGCAGTTGGCTGTTCAGTTCAATCATGCGGGCGCCCGGCGTGGATACCGGACCCTTGCTTCTCATATGTGGGGAGACACGCGTATCTAGCTGGGCAAGACGTGCCCATTCATCCCTACGCATTACTTCCTTGGGTAGTCGATCCGGTATACGCGTCCCGCTTCTGGCGGGGCCTTGACGCACAACTTGCGATGTTCAGTGATCGCTTCGCTGATCCTTCGCTGTTTATCGACGCTGGTGTACGGCCATGACAACTGCACATAGATTGCGTCATTGCAATACGGGCAAAGAAGACGCACCTCGTTAGCTTCCGCGATCGTTTTGACCGCGGTAATGACCTTCGGGGCTGCCATCGCTGCAGAGACTACAACGAGCGGCGGCTAGTTACCAGAATGAGGCGCGCACATGGTTCGCATGCAGGAATGCGATCGGCCGTTCCTTGTCTGCTCGGCCCTGGATCACGTAGTCGTACTGCGGCACTGATGAGTCGAGTTCAATCGCCACCGATGCAAACGTCGAGGCGGTCGTGCCGCCCATCGTCAGCGTGGTGCCGGTCTCACCTGAGTCACGGGTAGAGACTTCCATCCCGGTTGCAGGAACGGTGTAGCCGTTGTCGAATCGTTCAGTGAAGCTCGCCCGTGGAACCACAGTAGTTGTGCTGTTGGTGCCGTTGCAGACAGCCATGATCACCGGATTTGTCGTCAACACTGCCGCCCCCATCACCGGGGCTGGTGTGGTAGCCGCGGTGCCGCTGGACTGGCCTCCGGTGTTGTATGTGGCAACCCCGATGCGGCGTACCGCGGAGGCTCCGGCGATGCTCATTCCGGTGACCTTCAGCACGGCGAGGCCGCCACCAGAAGATCCGCCCTGTGATGCTGTGAAGATTGTGGAGTTGGCCTCCAGGATCAGTTCATTTCGTACCCACACGGTCAGCACACCAGTGGTCGAGAAGCCGGTGCGATCGGCGTCAACCTGCGCGTAGGTGCCAGCACGAGTCTGGTTATCCGAGCATGCGGTTGTACCACCAGCTAGCCCTGTAGAAGCAGCGACGATCACGATCAGATCGCCGACAGCCGGGGTTGCGGTGACCGTTTTGTTACCGGCGTTGGTGTCGAATGTGACTGCGCCGAGAAGGGTTACGGCTGCCATCGGCTACCAGCTTGTCATACGAGAACGACGGATCTGATAGCGGCGGGTTTGGGTGTCGGGTGCCGGGCCGGACGGCGCAGCCTTGTACGTTCCAATCGCCGCGATCCCTTTCGTTGCACCGGATGCGGTTGCTGTCGAGTTGTACGTGCCGGTCGCGGACACGATCTTGTATTGCACCTGCGTATCCCACGATGCGAACCACGCGTTTTCATCGATTTCGCTGAAACTGTTCAAAGGAAGGAACGTGATGGTCTGATCAAACGAGTGGTTGACCCCAAACAAAAGCTCGTCCGCCTGCGTAGTCGTGGCGGTTGCTCCTGAGTCGTAGGCGGTGTCGAAGTTGATGACAGCGGATGCCGCCTTGTCGAAACAGTCGCCGGTCATCAGGCCGGAGAATTCGTACACAGACACGACGCCACCAACAGACGTGGTAGTCGTCACCGTGATCGTTGACGCCGCCGCCATTCCTGATGCGAGATAAATCTCACCGAGGATCACTGTTGAGAAAGACACGGGCGTGTCGACAATCCGGTGGTTTTGGGTGTATAGGTTGCCACCTGCCGATACCGACGAAATGTTGTATGTGTCGTCCTCGTTGTATGCGGCGACGATCAACTGGTTGCCCGCGGTGAACCCGCCCCCCGGAACGGTGATCACGATTGAGTTGCCGGATGCGGCGCTCCCGGAAGCCTTCTGGTTCGTGTACGCGATTGCCATCTACTGGTTCATGTCAACCGGCAACCCGGACTCGTAATAGATGTTGCCGGAGTTGGTTTGGTCGCCGCACTCTGACACGGGCTGATAGAAGCCAACGTTGGTGTTGTAGCGGGTGGAGAACCGGTTGTCATCGACGTGATAGTTGGTGCCCGTAAAGCCGATTGAGCAGTACAGCGTTGCCGCACCCCCAGCCAGCAGGTTCTGGGAGATGGTGATGTTGGTGTTGGCCGCGAATGAGTGGTCGATGATCGCCGAGGTTGTGTAACAGTCCGCGTCTGGCTCTGGCGTTGTTGCGCCAGGGCACATCGACAGGATCGTGTTGTGCTTGATCGTGACGTTGATCACGTTCCCAACGAGGGCGCCCCCCGGCGGGGTGAAGTGGCCGGTACCGAACTGCAACCCGTCAGTGTGAGTTCCGTCAGGTGGATAAGTGACGGTGTCTGCTGACTGGAACATGTCGTGGATATACGAGTCTTGAATGTCGAAGGACTGGTTGATGTCGCCGCCGTTCTCGCATCCGTGAATGTTCACGCGTCTAGCGGTGATGAACGCCGATCCAAGCGCTGTTGAGTTACCCCGGTTCGGGGAGCATTCGACCTCCGAGTCTTGAATCGTTAGATCGAATGCTCCCACCGAGTCGTCTACGAGGATTGCGTACACCGTGCTGCTGGTGTCGCAGGTCAGATGCGAGTTCTTGATGATCACACCAGTCGCTCGAATCTCCAAGCAACTACTGATCGTTTTCGAATCAATCACCGTGTTGTTGGTCGTGATCGTGGACGGCCCTGAATATGCGGTAAGTGTTGTGCCCGCGGGAACACCGGTATTGGTCGCGTCCGGGAAACAGGATGGGAACGCACACGCTCCACCGCCACCGCCAGTGCTAGCGATGAGCACACCGACAGCGATGGCGGTGGCGATCGATGTCGTAATCCCGATCCTCATCAGTCGAGATGCAGGGGCTGGCCTGTCTCGTAGATGTAGTTGCCGGACTGTGTCTCGTCAGAGCATTCAGTGGACGGGAAATAGAACCCCACCGTCGACTTGAACTTGGTGGAGAACGCATTGTTCGTGACCCGATAGTTGATGCCCGTGAATCCGATCGAGCAGTAGATCGTCGCCGCTCCACCCGCCATCAGATTCCCGTCGATCAGGACATTGCTGTTCTGGCGGAACGAGTGGTCGATGATCGCGGACGTGCCAAACGACCCGTCGGACCCCATCCCGTAGATCGTGTTGTGCCGAATCGTGATGTTGTTGGCGTTCACATACGGGTCGAACTGGATGCCGTCCAGGTGAGCTTCGGCGCTGTTTGTGAGGTCATGAATGTACGAGTCTTCAATCGTCATGTCATGGTTGATCGAGAGGCCATTCTCGCAACCGGAAATGTCAAGGCGGCGAGCGGTGAAGTTCGAGTCAGCAAGGCCGGTGCCGTTCGATCCCTGGCAGTCAATCTCGGAGTCCTCGATCAGCATCGGAGCGCCTCCGGACTCTTGCAGCAGCGCGTAGAAGCCGTTGCAGGAAATCTTCGAATTGCGAATCACGACGCCTGGCGCTGAAATCTGCAAGCACCCAATCGACTTGCCGTTAATCACGGTGCCCGCAGTGGTGATGTTCGACGGACCCGTGTATGCCGTCAGCGTGGTCCCCGCGGGTACCCCGGTGTTGGACGCATTCGGGAAACCTGTCGGCGGCGGAGGCGGCTGCGTGCCGTTAGATACGCTCGCAGTGACCGTGTTCGCCACAACGACGGTGCCGCTGTCGGAAACCGCCTCCACCTTGAATGTGTGGCTGCCGTTTCCGACGGTCGTGGAGTCCCAGAATCCAGCGGTGTCACCAAACGGCGGTGTCGTCTCCGTCAAGACAACGTTGCCGTCCACCGAAAACCTCATAGAACCTGGGTCGTCCGGAACACCGTCACCATTGCCGTCATAGGTGGCCTGCCACACCACCGTCCCGGACACTGTTGAGCCGGACAGAATCGTCTGATTGAGCGAAGCTGCAGGTTTAGGCGGCGGGGGCAGAGGTGGCTCACTCGGATAGTGACCATTCGCACCCTTAACGATCACATCGATGTCATATGACGCGGGTGTGACCTTGGAGAACTTCACCGAAGTGCGCGAAGCGTCATTAGTGCGCGAGACCAACACGCCGCCAGCCGAGAACAAATAGCCGTAGCCTGGCTGCGCATCCCAGCCAAGCGTGATCGTTGTGTTGGTTTGCGAAACAAGTCGCACCGAGAACGTGTCGGCTGCCGCACCCCCAGCGACGCACACAACTAGAGCAACAGCGACTACAGCCAGCAGACGCTTCACGGTATTCGACTCCTTCCGTGTATTGACGCCCCCGCGAGAAAGATGCTAACCAGTAATGCGGTCATCACTTCGAGAGAGGGCGGGGGAAACCCCGCCCTCTCTCTTCCATCAACCCGTCTTAACTATTCTTCCCACATGAGTCCGCCGTAGCAGTTGACCGCTGCGCCTGCCGTGGTGCGAAGGCGGGCGAACGCGGACACCTGCACCTCAGGCTCACGACCAAGCGGGAACTGGACGTAGATGCCGGAGGTCGGCGGAACGAAGTGAGTCTCCAGCGAGACGGCAGAGGTCGGGGTGACCTCGGTCGTCGTGTTGGAGAACCCGGACAGCGCCGTACCAAGCTGGATCGAGCTGGCCGGAGCGTTCGGGTCGTTGACCTTGGCGATGTCCGCGGCAGCGTACGCGGTCAGGGTCGTCTGCGCACCACCGGTGTGGCGGATCAGCTCGACCTTGATCGGCGTAGCGGCCGTGGAGCCATCGAACTCGGCCCACCACTCGACAAACCGGATCGCCGGAGTCGTCGTGTTGGTCGCGAGCTGGATGTGCGTCTTGATCGCTGTGCCCGTCGTAAGAGCGACAGCAGCGGCAGCGCCCGGTGCGGCACCGTTCGTCACCGCGTAGGTCTTGGCCGTCATTGCGTGCTACCTCCTTCCGGTGAGTCCCGGTTAGCTCGACGGGGTGACGTTGGCGGAGGCGCAGGCAGCGGCAGGCGGATCCACGTCCGTCTTCCACCAACCACCCTCCGAGATGTCCTGTCCGTCCGGCGGGCCATCGCCGTAAGGACCGTCGCCCCAGTTGAGGTTTGTCCGCGAGAACCCGTTCAGCGTCGGAAGCGCGATGGCCTCTTCGAACGTGTTGTCGCCGATCTGCCACACCGTCTTCGGGAAGACCCAATGGATCCACGGGTACGTCCCGTCCTGGCCAGAGCCAACGATGTGCTTCGTCCAGAACTCAAGTGCCACCGCAGGCTCGTCTTCATCGCATGCGAGGGCGCCCGAGAACGCCTGACCCACAATGTCAGCACCATCTTCGATGGTGGCGGTGCCGAGCATCAGGGACATAAGCGCAGGCTCAAGTGCCGCGTTCTGGAACGCGAACTCGAACCAGTTGAACGTGTCGTTCGCCTTGAAGCGAGCGACCGAGCAGCCGCACCCGTTCCGCTGCGAGAAGGTGTCACCCGTCTCGATGTTCGGGGTAAGGCCGACCGACGTCACTGAGTCAGTGACGTAGGAGTTGTTCGCGGTACCAATTACGTTGCCGCTCGCGTCAACGGTTGTCACCCGCAGGCGGCAGATTCCGAAGCTCACGCCACAGTTCACGGCCATGGCTTACTTCCTCCTTTCGGCGTCTGTCGCCGACGTGATACGCGTGATGACATCCATCACGAGTCCCAATCCACTAGGACCGCCGCCTGAAGCTGCGTGTCCCATGTCACGAGCACATATCGCTCTGCGCGGAACGTGACATCGTTGTTGGAGCGATCAAGAACCTCCTTGATGTCGAGCACTGCGACCGGAGCAAGGCGAACCTCGACCGGCCCGGTGGCATAGACCCAGGACTCTCCAGCTGACGCCGCCGCGCGACCTGATGGCGTCGCGCCTTGGTAACCGCCACCTGACACAACACGCGTCCCATTGACCGTGACGAGCGGTCTCGTGTCGGCTCGGTTCTGATCGAACCAGCGAGAAACAACCGGAGGTGTTGCATGGATCATTCCCTGCTTGCCGGTCTCGCCGATTTCCTCTTCCAGATATGCAAGCGCCACATCGGGCGCTTTTGCAGTAGCACCAGCCGCGCTCAACGAATGCGCCGCATCCGCAAGGAATGGGTTTGTGAGAACACCAGTCCCTTGAGACAGCTGCTTCTCAACGCTGTACGACTGCACGGCATTGAGGGCAATCTCGGCCCGATTAGCGAACTCTTCAGGATCACCGATCGACATCGCAGAACACGTGATCGGCAGATATGAAACAAAGCTCGCGAAGTGAGGGCTTTCGATAGCCGTACCCTCGTCTTTCTCGCGGAATGTGCCCGTAGTACATGGATCCCATTCCGCGGGCAAGGCATCTGGGTACGGATAGACGGCCGCCCCGCTCAACCAGTGCGGATCGCCGGGCGGCTTGACGACTCCCGGCGTATTCAGCAGTGAGTGAGGCGGCGCGACCGGCAGATGGCCGTCGTCGAGGACGACGGGCGGGCCAAACGTCAAAGCGCTCACGCAGCCCTCCTATAAGCATGGCCGGGGAGGCGGTTGCCCGCCTCCCCGTATTCATCTGCCATCCGCACGTCGATCCTCAAGCCGCGATTAGCAGGAGATCCCCGTGCCCGCCGCCGGGAACGTGCCCGACGGGCAGATCGTGATCGAGGCCCAGCGCGCTGCCTGGGTCGGCCCGATTCTTGCCACGTTCTCGAACGTCTCGCCGAAGACCTGGTAGTCATTCGTCGAGTTGAGCGTCGAGTCGCGCACGATGCCCAGCTCTAGGACGCCACCATCGAGGTGCAGGAACGTGCCCTCCGGGAACAACGCCACCTGGGCGACGTCCGGGAAGTCGTCGATCGCGGACGCCGTCTCAGCAGCAAATGCCTGCGTCGTGCCCGTGCTCGGCGTGTCCTTGTACCACGTCGGCTCCACGCCAACGGCGCGGAGATTGGCGGTTGCCTCTTCGAGCGCCATGAAGCGATCGAACTGAGCGGAGACCTGATCCTGCACAAGCAGGTCCGGCAGCCACTCCGGTGCGAGCATCCGCAGGCGGAAGTTCCGATCGAGGCGGAGCACATACCGCATCGAGGAACGCGTGCGAGTGACCGCGTAGAGGAAGTGCGACCAAGCGCTCAGGGTGGCTGCACCGCCCGTCACGTTGATCGACAGCGCCTTGATGCGGTCGAGGAGGCGACCCTCCGCCGTCCGCGCATGAGCCGCCATCGTGATTGCGTTCTCGTGGGCGATCCCCTCCGGCCACGCGCGAGCATTGAGGTTGCCGTACTCGCGGCAGTGAGAGATGATCCCGATCGCCACATCAGTCCACGTCGGGCACGTGAGGTCCTGGCACGACTTGGTGGCGAAGGTTCCGCCCTGCGCGTCGCCGGACTCCTCGATCACCGTGATCGCGGTCGAGATGTCACCGATCGTCGAGACGGAAGGCACCGAAATGCCGCCGCGCTCGGCCTGGAAGGACGGAAGCGCATCCCGCACCGGGCGATCGTTGACCGCGAGGTTCGGGATCTCATACAGCGGCGTCAGCGGAGCACAAAGACCACCGGAGGCGACCAGTGCCATCTGACCCTCGGACCCGAGATACGGGTTACCGACCGCGCGGATCTTCTTGACGTTGTTCGAGTGATCACCATCAATCAGGCGGCGATCCTCGGGGAACTGATACTGCGCCGAGGCGATGAGAAGCTTTTCCTCAACGCCATGCTGGTGCTTGGTCGGGGGCGAGCGACGGGAGACGTAGTCGATGATCGACTTCGCCAGCGTGTAGGAGTCGAGGTGCACTCCTGCGCGCGTTCCCTCAACACCCGAAGCAGCAACGAGCACCGGCTTCGAGGAATCACCCTCGGGCACCGAACGATCCGCGTCAGGCGCGGGCGGGCGGCGATAGACAACCGTCGGGGCCGCACGCGGCGGAGCGGAGGGCTTGACCTCTGGCTTGACCTCGACCGGCTCTTCAGCGGCCGCGACCAGCACAGCTTCCTTCTCTTCGACCTCTTCAACGGCCTCGGCCTCATCGGTCTCGGCCTCAGCCGTGACCTCAGCCTCATCACCCTCGTCACCGGCATCGCCGTCGTCGTCACCCTCGTCACCCTCGGCCTCTGCGACCGGCGGGCGCACCTGGTGAATCTTGTCGAGCTTGGCCTGCTGGTAAGCGGCCTCAGCGTCTACACGGGCCTTCTGCAGCTCCGTGATCTGCTTGATCTGCTCGACACCCAGCTCAAGCTGGGCAAGAACCTCTTCGGCCGACATGTCCCCGATGTATGTCGGGTCATCGGACTCAATCTTGGACAGGGCAACTTCATGCTCCTCAAGCAGAGACTGAAGATCGTCGTCTGAAAGTTCAGCGAGATCCTCGGGAAGTTCCGGGAAAAGCGGATCCATTTCGACTCCTTCTTGACGTGTTGACTCACGCCTGGAGTCCCCTGGACCCGGCTACCGGTGGGCGCCCCGCGCCAATCCGATATGCGGAAGATAGATGGCGTAGCGGACGAAATGCAAATGACCGGTCATTACTAGACCTTGAAGGGCCGATTGTGTAAGGTCATGGTGATGAGTCGCTGGCAGGCATCGCCATCAAAAAGGCATGAGACAGATGCCTTCGAATTCGTCTGCCCGCGCATCAATTTGACGGGTAAGGGACCCCTCTAAGAAAGCGAGCTGGTCATGACACCGCCTCGCGCAACGGGGCGGTCGATTGCCATTCGGCTCTCGGAAGTCCCACTCAAGGTTCGTCGTCGCTACGGCCATGCGCTGTACGAGGCGGCGGTACTTGACCACGACCTGCCTCTCGCGGCGCAGATTCACGCTGCCGTTGAGTCTCCATCGGATCGCATCTACTGGCTCCCCGAGAAGGCCGTGCGAAAGGTTCTGCGATGAGCCTGATCAACGACGAACTCCACAAGCGCAGCCCCTCACATCCGTATGTCTACGGAGTCAGTCGCTCTCTCTCTGACAACCGGATGTCAGGGAGGGAAAAGCTGTATGCAGAGCGGAAGTGCCGCATCTGCCCTAGCGATCAGGTCATGACCAGACATCATGTCATTCCACTTTCTTGGTTCTTTTCGGAGAGAGGCGCTCGATTCCGAGCCATTCGAAACGCCAACGCAAACATCATTCCGCTTTGCGAGGAATGCCATCGCATCGTCGACGGTGTGCGCGACCCGGTAGGACGGCTCAAGAAGCGGGCCGCGATTCGCGAAAACCTCGGAGCGAATGAGATTGCCTTCGCGATCCAGGTGCGTGGACGAGCTTGGTTGGATGAGCACTACCCACAGAACCCGTGACGCACAAAGGCCCGGACGAAAGTCCGGGCCTTTGGCTAGCCCCGCGCCGAAGCAACGGGAAGCGGGGGCGCGGTTCGAATCCGTCGTTCAAGCAGCGGCGTGTCGCTGCCCCCCGCTGGTTAGCAGGTTACTACTCGTCCCGTCCGTAGGCGCGGTCGCGTGCCACGCGCAGCTTCTTGATCAGCTGGTTGATCCCGTGCCGATCAAGAGTGACGAACCATGCTGTGTATCCATCAGGAACCTCTGACTCTTCGTGGGTTCCTGCATCTCTCACGAGCGAGGCGACCTGCACATAGCCATCGCTCCAGCCAACTTTGACGACAGCCTCATCGGTGTCATCAACTTCGCTGAAGTTCGTTCCCTTCACGTACTCGCTGGGCATCTCGCCCTCCTTCGCCACTCCCATCACGGGAGTCTTGGCATCGGGAGGATCCTATTGCACATCGTCAATAAAGTGAATAGCGCGGCGACCTTTGTCTCCTAGCTTGCGATTGCCCTGAACGACTGAAGGCAAATCATCTGGATGCTCGACGAGGCAAGGGACTGTTGCCCAAAACAGCCGCTTGTGCGTACGCGCCCAGTAGCCAACTACCGCATCATCGGAGCTATGCGGCACCGGAACGGGAATCTTGGCCGTTGCATACCACTCAAGAAAGCTTTTGACGTCCTCGATAGGCCACACCAAGGCGACGACGTGATGAATCTCGCGGAAATAGATCGGCGCCCATTTCTCACCCTTGATCTGGGCCTGCCAGAATTCTTTGCGAGTGCGGCCAGGGAGACCGCCGACGAAGAGGGAGACCATGTCCGTCGGCCGCTCGTCGACAGCCTCCCCGATGCGCGAGGCCGCTTCACGACACGGTAACGCATCGTCCTGGATAACGCAAAGATGGCTCACGCCAGCGGGAGGATTCTCAAGACACTTGAGATATCCCCGCATTGGGCGAAGGCGTCCATCGTCCGGGTGATCGGTGATGACCTCTGCATCGGCTGGCAACAGCGGGAGGATGCGCGCCAACGCATCCTCCCGCCCAGCTAGATGCTGGATCCTGTAGTGAATTACGTGAGCGGGGTGTTTCATGCGCCCATCCCGAGGCTGTCACGGCATCTCGCCGCGCACCATGCCCCGCTCAACTCTTTTTATCCGCGAATCCTGTTACACCAACACCCTTGATTGGCTTCAGTTCCATGACCATGGCATCCCATAGTTCGACGTTCCCTTTACCATCCACGATGACGCGGGTTTCCGTCTTAGGAAGCCAGATCTCTTTCTTCACTCGTTTGAGCACCCTAGTGCGCTTTCGCGCTTCGAGATATGGGCACGCACCTGGCTGCGCTTCGACTCTGGTGCGCGACCGATTGCACGCCGTGCGTTCATTGCCGAAGTTCCATCTCCCGTGCACTTCGTGATCGGATACGAGCCATCGGGAAGCGCGACGCCTGACTTCGCCCAACGTCGCCGCTGCGCAGCAGTTGGCGCGAACTCTGTTTCGAGCAATTCGTCTACCGACATCCAGATCGTGTCAGCGGATTCCGCGTATGTCTTCGCCTTCTTCCGCCTCTTCGGATCGCGCATGTCTTCGTCGCTCTTCTTCGCAAGCGTGCGGCGTGCTTCCGCCTTGAGCGTTTCAACACGCCGCTGCGTAGTACGCGAGGGGGCGCCCGCCTCGGCATAACCCGAGGCAACAAGAGCAACAACACGTTCGTCCACGCCAGAGGCGACAAGCGCCGCCTCGTAGCGAGGCACCGGGAACCCGGCCACAGGAACGGACAGCGCGGCGCAAAGCTCCAAGCGCCCGTTTTCCTCACGCCAGTCCCCGGAGGGTGGATTAGCTTCCATGTCGCGAACCTTCTCGGCCGGGCAATCGGAGCGCACGGCCCCCGAAAGCCAAATGCCATGGATGCCATCCTTGGCACGGACAAAAGCGCCGACCGTGCCAGTCTCGTCGTAATGCTGAATCGCGCCCTGCGTCCCGAGGTAGGGACTCACGCTGGCGTGACCACCTGCACCAACAGTGATGCGGCCCACATTGACCTTTTCGCCATCATTGGTGGCTAGCGATCCGGTGTGGAAGTAGGCATAACCAGACTTCGAGCGCGGAGCCATCTCGCAAGTAGCGCCAACAGCCCGATGGCACTGGTTCCACAGGGCGAGGTGCCCATAGACACGCCCGTCAGAAGTCACCGTCAACGGACACGGTCCGTTTGTCTCTTCGGTGTAGAACCAATCCTTCGGCGGCTTGAGTGGCGCGATGCCAGCAGCCGAAGCGGTGAGCACTCTCCGAATCGGGAATGCAGAAGCGACGACAACCTTGTCCGGCGTCTCGATGATCTGCATCGTCGCGTCCTCGAAAGCCTGGAACGGACAGAGCGTCGCGCCCATGATGTCGCCCTCGAAGCCGCGTACGAAGTTCCCACTCAAAAGATCCATCAGGTCCATCTCACCTTCATCGATCACATTGAGCGACTCGGGATCAAGTAGGTGAGTCTCGGACGCAGCAAAGTCAATCGACACGCCGCGCAGGACTTCCTCTTCAAGGAGATCGTGGGCGCGCTGTCCATCCTCGTTGGTGGCAAAAACCCCAGAACCCATGATCGCGACAGCGCCCTCTCCGAGATCAGGGCGATCCTCGCGCCAAATCCTGGTGATCTTTCCAGCAGCCCACGCACCTTCATGCCCATCGGCAGTAACGGTCTGGGCCATCAGCGTCAGCGGTAGATCGCGATGCCCAATCTTGCCCGGCATCAGATAACGATTGTCGCTCGTCTTGATGCCCTCAACAGCGAGCACGCCCTCCCAAGTAGGAGCATCCGTCTCGTCCACCGTTTCAACATCCACAGGGGCCACCGAGAACGTTCCGGTTGAAACTGGAATAAGTTCTCCCAGTTGAGTGAATGTCGCAGACCCACCCGTCGTGTTGATCTGGGCCGGACCAACATAAACCCACAGTGGGTTGGTGGCTGAATCTGTTGCCATGTCTGTCTCCTCTGCGCTAGCGGCTCCGCTCGCGTAGAGAGCCTTCTGATGTGCGCGAGCCTTCTCCTTCGTTGGATGGCATCCGCCAGGAACAGGGCTTGTCTCTCCCTGTTTGACGACGCAGTACTGATTGCCTCGCTTTTTGATGTTCCACGGCATTCAGTGGCTCCCATTCGCTTCCTTGGAATGCTCAAGGTGAGTAGCGAAACCAACCGGCAACTGCGGTAGACGCTCGTCATAGAGCGTGCGGGCTGCGAATGATTCGATCATCTCGCAGATCGCCTCTGCCTGTTTCGGGGTGTAGTCCCAGTAGACCAGCATGTCCTTGAAAGTGTCCGTCCCACCCCGGACGAGACGCAAGGGTTCCCATCCAAGCCTCTCAACCACACTCGGCCCAACGATCGAGGCAACGAGTGCGTGGGGATGGCCGTCGGCCTTTTCGAAGCAGTCCGGGCAGTTGCGATGCTTTTGATAGAGCCGAATGCCAGCAAGTTCCCGGCAACGCGCCAAAGCCATCATTGCTGCCCCCATTGCCTCGTAAGACTCGGCCGATGAGGTCACGACTCTTGTGCGACGCCCGGAATCCCCCTCTGGACCGGGCATCGGAGGCCCACTTACCGCAGGATCGTTGCCATTGGCAGATGGAAGCTGCTGGCGTTGCGGCTGAGGACGATTGCGGCCCTGGATCTCAAGCCACCAGTTCTCGTCATCCTTTGACGGCGCCCAATCTTCGGGGATGTTCTTCATTATGCGATAGCCCTTACGACTAACGACGCCGTACTTGGCAGCGTCGTCTGCGTCATCAGAGCGATCCGGTTTGACGACTACCGCAGAAGCGTCGTAGTCGACTACGACGCTTTCCCAATTCGGGTACCCCGCATCACGAAGCGCAGGCTGCAAATAGGCCGCACCCAGCTCATCACAGAACTGTTCAGCGACTGGAGCGCCATGTGACTTCCACATATCGCCCAAAATCTGCATTGAGGCCCAATGATTCGTGTTTCCGAGGCCCTTAAGCGCCTCCGGCGGCATATCCATGCCATAGGCGAGACGATCGATCGCCTCCTTTCGCAGATCACGTTCCATGTAGTCACTGGTTGGATCGTGAGTCTGAATGAACTTGATCTTCTCGATGTACTCACCCATCACCCATGAGACGAGTGGAGCGCGACCGGCAGCGGTGTCTGGTTCCTCAATTGCCTTGACCAAGTTGTTGAGAAAGTCTTCCGACCATGGGTCCATGTACACGTCCTCATCGCTGCCAGCTTCCGCAGGAGGAGGCGCGATTTCGGTCGGAAGGAACAGCAAACCGTTGGTCAAGCGCGATGTAGCGGTCGCTCGCACCGATTTTGTCAGCAGAATCAGCTCTTCTGCGATCTCCAAGGCAGCTCGCATGGGAGATTCGGCGTCATATGTGCGCTCAGGGCTGGGTGTCCACATGCGATACACCACAGCCTCATTCGGACCGTACTCCCGTGTCGTTGAGCCGGAGAGCTTATGGATGATCTTCTTGACGCTCCCATCGGAGTTCGTCTCGACATCGATCTCTCCATTCCAGACAAAAGCCCAGCGTTCACGCTCGGTCTCCAGCTCCCGCCCAAACAGCAATCCCTCTCCGGTGATGAACATCAAGCGCCCGTAGCTCCAGAGCAGCTGAGACTTCCCGCCACCTGGATCCCGGATGCGATTTAGGAGATCGACAGGCAGACCGCTGGAAATCTCCTTTTTTTGTTCTTGCGCATCGATTGTGGAGGGGAAAATGCGCAAAGGCTTCAACATACGCGCGTAAAAACGCGATGCAAAGCCAAGTTCGGGGACAATTTGCGAAACCGCAAGCGCACGAAGCTGCCAAGGCAGCTTGCTGCGCTTGGTGTAGTCAGAGTCGCGGTCGCCTACACGGTAAGCAGACGCGACAAGATTGCGTCCGGGACGCCGATTGGGCAGAGCCATTTACGCCTACTGCTTACCCTCGGGCGGCTGCTGCTTCGGCTCAGCCTTAGGGAGCTTCCCCTTCTTCCCACACCCACAGCCCATCTAAGTCACCTCTTTCACGTTGGTACCAACGCGAAAGAGTGTAGGGCGCAGCTAGGTCATCTTGTAATGAAACGCCCTAGGGACACCAGTGGGAGGCCGGGGGAGGCCGGGGGCTGATGCCCTAGGGCGTACTTTGAATCCTAGAGCTTGCCAGCGATGAATTCGCTGATCAAGTTCGGCGTAGCCGTATCGAAACCAAGCACATCAAGCGATCCTGGATCAGTCGGATCATTGATCTTGGTTGCATACGCCACCATTGCCACAGTTGCGAGACGCGCCTGAATACCGCTCTGATTGCGGTACTGCGCCAGCGCCTGAGCCGGGTGGTAGCGGGTGCCCGCCCACGTCTGGTGGTCGGTGTAGATGACGAAGCCGTTAAACGCCTTGTTCTTCTTGATCGCGTACTCCATCGGCAGCGAGCAGTCCGTGCCTCCGCCCGTCCGCGGGAACGAGTTGAGAGCATCGTCTAGACGCTGGCGCGCGGAGATACCGGCTGCGTAAACCGACGTATCGAAGCCAATGACCTCGACATCCGGCTCAACGTTGAGCGTGATCAGGGCCATCGCGACACCAGCCTCACGCGGAGACAGGGGGGCGCCCTGGATGCCATAACCCATGCCCATCATCGATCCCGAAACGTCAACTGCCAGCAGCAGCTTCTTGTTGATCGGCTCGACGTTGCCGAATGCCGTGTAGAACGCGGCGTCAAGCGCATCCGTGATCTTCGGCTTCGGCGTCCAGCCTTCACCACGCGACTGGTAGCCATGACCCGACGCGTAGGTGCGCAGCGCGAACAGCACCGACATCGGGTGGATCCGCGACTTGCGAATGTACTCGTTGTCCGCAAGCTGATCGAGGACGATCTTGAGCAACGCCGTGTCCTCCAGCGTGCCGTTGCGTGTCATCGTTGCAAGGTTGCGGATCAGCGCCGTCATCGGCATACCTGCCTCCAGCAGGGCGCCCCAGACGTCAGTCGAGTTGAGATGTTCAGTCTTGAGCGCCTCGCGCGGGAGCCGCCACTGGCGGATCAGTTCAGCAGTCTCCGCCGTAGAAGCGGAGTTTTGAGCAGCCTCGAACGCGCCGAGTAGAGCCGGAGCGTCGGGGAGATTAGGACCGGGTCGGTCGGACTGGACCGGAATAGGCTTGTCGTTGCCTGCGATCCATGCAAAGATCGCGGCGTTGTCCTTGTGCTTCGGATGCGCGAGGCGCAGCAGGTCGCGGTGCGACCAGCCGCTCCTCGACCGGTACTTGATCACCTGATAAGCGAGCTGGTCCGGGTTCCGGTTGTACCAATGCGAAACCGCCCAGCGCATCGTGCGGCCCCAGCCACGCATCGTCTCGGCGTACGCGACGAACGAGTACAGGTGCGTACCGATACGTGCCACGTCCGGCAGCGCCTCGGCTGCCTGACGCTTCGTCTCCTTGTCGCCATGCGAAATGCAATACGCAAGCGCGTACAGCGCCTGATCGTTCTTCGGCGCGCGACCCGACTGAGAGATCTGGACGATCTCCTGAACGGTCCGCGGGCCATCGTCCTTGACGCACTCGCCAAGGGACTTGATGTTCTGCTTCGTCAGCTCACGCTCGCCGACGTAGTATGCACCACCCTCGGTGCCGAGAATCAGAAAGCGGCGGAGCTGCGACCACTTGTCGATCTTCCATGCGTAGCCACCGGCCTCGTTCTTGACCTGTGTGTTCCGCATCGGCTCCGACTGCGGAGTGTTCTTGGTGCCGCCATGCGACAGCAAGTGCTGCTTGGCCATGCTGATACCTCCTTGGCAAGAGATGCACGAACATCCACCAGGCATGGTGTGGGAGTCGGGTTAGCCCGAGCATCACGGGCTTGCTTTTCAATAGCCGCCTCGTTGGACGGCTTCGCTGTGAAGGTAACCGACTTGCCCTTCGGCCCAAGTGGAGCTAAACCACTATAACAAACCGCCGAGGAAAATCAAGTGCTTATTTGCAGGTATTTCGCGGCGGATGTGTTTGTGAGGTCGGAGTTTGCACCCATCAGATGCAAGCATCTTGCGACACCTTGTCGCCTACCGCCCTCGTAAGGGCGGTACCGGAATCGAACCAGTCAACGGATAACCGAGTCTCTTTCGACCCAACCGCGAGCCGAGAAACTATCAGAAGGGGGCATGTGGTCGAGAACGGAATCTGGCTGCTGCTCTCTCCAACTGAGCTACGTCGCCCTTCGGGAGTGCGACGGCGGGACTTGAACCCGCGACCCGCAGCTTATCGTGGTAACCGTAACTCTTCGGCCCACCTTCTTGCACTTGCAACGCGCATCAAACCTATCAGAGGGGCGTGGTGCGAGGAACGGTATGAGCTTCGCGCCCGAGGAATGGACGCGACGGGACTTGAACCCGCTACCTCCGGCTATGCCGGTGCTCTTACCAGGGTAACCGTTGACCTCTCCGGCCCACTCGATTAGCGAGGCTATCAAAAAGGAGAAGGGGGCGTGTTGCGCAAGTGGCGTTCCGACCTCCGGGCTAAAAACCCGGCGCTCTCTGTCTGAGCTAATCGTCCTGCGGACGATGGATAATCCACCTACTCCGGCCCACCCTCTCTCTTGTGCGCCTCTTGCCGAGGCGAGTTCAGTCTATAGCGCCGGGCGTGTTGTTGGTGGCGGGATCCGTTGGTAGAGGTAACCCGTCTCCTCCGGCCCAAGCAAAAGACTGAAAATCCCAGGCATGTTTGCGACTCTGGGACTGTTGGCATCCGTATGCGGGATAACCCAGAATCTTCCGGCCCAAGGAAAAGCTAGCGGCGGGCGTGGTGCGAAGATCGGCATAGTGCTCTATCCGCTGAGCTACATCACCCGAAGGTGATGCCGGGATTCGAACCCGGGTCTCTCTCTTAGTAGGAGATAACCGATGCTTCTCCGGCCCAACCGCTAGCAACATATCAGACGGACGCTGCTGCCTTCGGGGGGCGCCCGCGGCGCTTGACCGGACGGCCGCCCAGCTCCTCTGCCTCTGAATCAGTGATGTCGAGGACGCGCACACCCTTCTTCGCATCATGGAACCTGATCGTCACAGATGCGCCCGTACCCTCGGGAATCTCATGTCCCGAACGATCACTCACGAACACTTCTCTCTTAGCCATTACACCTCCTTTCGCAAAAGGTGATTATACATCTACAACAGGATCAGTGTGTGTGAACTCGATGTTGCGTTCTTGCAGAATGTTTGCAAGCAGAGTTGCTGGGGAACCAACAGTCAGAGCAGTCTCTGGCTTGTAGGCTTTGCCTAGGATCTCAACTGGCCGAAACTCGCTAGTTGAGTTCTGCTCTTCAACAATCAGGTCTGCGAGCCACTCGGTTTGTCGTTCCCGGCAAACCATGAGCGCGTCGAATAGGTCGTACGACAAGTTGTGTTCTCGGGCGAGCCATGAAAGAGCGATGTTGTCACGTGGATGACACCCACCGCCGTCGCCCATACCTCCCCGGAGGTAAGCGGGGGATAGAAGTCTGGTCGTAGCCAAACTGAGGGCGTCCACCAAATCATCGACGTCGGCTCCGGTCTTTTCGCACAGCTCCATCATGGTGTTTGCGAACGCGATCTTCAAGCCGATGAAGGTGTTGTAGGCCACCTTCGTCAGTTCTGCGGTTTTGATCGTTGTGACAAAAACTGGCCTTGAGTGAATGGACGAGTAGAACTTCTTGAGGACGCCTGGGTGCGCACCATCAGTGCCCACAAGCACGAACTCGGGATTGAGAAAGTCGGGGATGGTGGTGCCCATCGCGATGAAGAACGGGTTGTAGAGAACATCCGACGCAGAGATACCAATGTCGGGATCATCAAAAATCTCGCGCTGCATCGTTCCTGGCAACACGGTGCTGATCACGACGATCGGACACTTGACGCTATCCAAAGAGGAGAGCGCCTCCCAAAGATGTCCGTATTCAAAATCAGCCCGTTCATCCGGAAGCCTGGTGATGCCCTCGAACTCAGGCTGATGCGGCGTCTGCACCGCAACGAAAATCAAATCAGCCCATTGCGCAAGAATATGCGGACGCTTGTAATGAAGCTTGCTCTTGCTAAGTAGTTCCTGGGCGCCCTCTTCCATGTACGGCAGCACCTTGGAGTCGATGGTGTTTTGCACCGACTCGGATGGATCCCAACCGTGCACTTCGTGGCCAGCCGCTTCCATGGCAAGCGCGACTGGCAAGCCCAGCTTGCCCAGGCCGATGACGCCGATTTTCATCGCAAGAGAAACTTCAGCAGAGCAGCGATTAGAAGGACGATCAGGATGAGGATGAGAATGTTGCCCATTTAGACAGGTGGCAGAATCAGCTTGTCTTCAACTGTCATCAAGACATTACCCTTACGCAAGACTCGGTCAAGCGCCTTGCGAGCAAGCCGACGCTTCCCCCACTGGAACTCGCTTGTCACGTAATCAACAGTGTCTGCGCCACGAGACACAGCGATGATCACCTCTTGCTCCATGGGATCGATCTCTTCTCTTGCCATGTTGTTCTCCTTCTACTTATTCTCTGACTTATTGAAGTGAACCCACTCTTCATCATCCCATGAACCACCACCCATTCCGACGTCAAATCCACCACCAAATACGTACCCAACAAGAGTACCAATTTGACCGTGCAAATCAAACCAAGTTAGCTGTGCGTAGCCAGGACCAACAGCAGCGGTAGAAACCTGCAAGGCGCAAGAGCCTTCGATATGCGAGAGGCCGGGGAAATCACCGGAGAACTGGGTTCCGTAGCCAACCTGCGGTGTACCAATCTCACCGATGTAGCCCTTGAAGTGGTACTTGTGCCCGTCCTCGGTGGTGATGTCTGCAATCACTCCGCCAAATACCGAGCCACCAAACGTGACGCTCCCTGTCGCTTGCATCTAACGCCTCCCGTTCTTTGCTTCCAGTTTCGCGACGCGGTCTTCTAGCCTGCTGATCCGCTCGCCTTTAGTCGGGCCACCCCAGATCGAAAACCCGATTCCGATCGCGATCACAACAATGAAACAAGCGACGAAGAATCCCACGAAGAGTCTGTCTGCGGTCTTCTTGTTCATCGCTTCACTAGCACGGCGCCCAAATATTCATTGTGCTCTGTTAGGTAGTTGCATTCTTTCATCGTGAACCACTCACCGAACCGGTCCATCAACCTGTCGCAGTCGTACCAATCGGCATAGCCGCCAATCGGATCCCAATGCTGCCAAAACGCGTCGAACTGGACATAGTCCTCGACGTTCAGCTCTGTTGGTGGCTCGGTGCCAGTAGCGATCTTCCACGCCTCGTCCGAATACACCATTAGCCGTAGCTCACCGCCTCGACTAAGCAATTCGGAGAATCTCTGTACCACTGGCTCCGGGTGTGGAATGTGGTGCAACACACCACAGCAGTGGACCACGTCAAACGATTCCGGCTCCGCTTCGATGAAGGGCGATTTCTCTTGCACCTTGAAAACGCCATCTACCACATGTCCGGGGGCGCCCAGCTGCACCACTCGCTCCGCGAGCTTCAAGTTGTCAGCGGAGATATCGGCAATGGAGACGGTGTTGCCGAGTTTGGCGTATTGCAACGCCTCCAATCCAACCCCGCAACCGTAGTCCAGGACCCGTCGACCGCGCGTGTTGTCGAGACCTAGAACGATGCGCCACTTCATTTGGTAGTTCCGCCAGCCTTGATACCGAGACTGAGCCATCTGCGAAATCAGATCGAGCAGCGCCTCGTCATCCCATGTCAAAAGGTCTTTGGATGGCAGATAGCCGATGTCGTCAACCGGGGGAGCCGACCACGCTTTGGCTCGTTGAGAGAAGGTTGGATAGCTCACTTCTTCACAAACATCGTGCACTTGAGGTTCTCGACACCTTTTCGAGGAATCAAGATATGCAAGATGGAGTCATCATTATCACAGTCTTGATAGTTATGCAGCAAGTGAGCGAACCAGATGGGGCAACCCGGTCCATCGTCGTCCCCGTAATGAATGCACTTAGAGCAGTACTTCGCCTCGTACGCCAAACCGTCAGTTCCGTTCGGGAAGTAACCCATCACTCCATTGATTTAAAGTAGTCGGCTGGCCACTTCTCGAATGGAACCTCTGCACCACCTTCTCTCGAAGGTGGACCGGGAGGAATGGCAGCAAACACGCCAGCCGCATCGCCACCTTCTTCACTCAAGAACTTGCGTAGCTCTAGGAGCTGTTCGACAGTAAGGCTCTGGATGATCCTGGCGATTTGCTTGATCGGCATGACAGGAGGCCCTACTTCCATTACGCCATCACCGCCCTGAGCTTGGCTGCGTCATTCTCTCGGTCTCGCTTGGTCTGCTTATAGAGATCAACGACGCCATCGGCAATCCCGCGTTCCTCACGCTCAGCGTGAGTTTGATCGCGCTCTGACTTGCCAAAGGTGTAGTGGTGGTGCTCCGTCACAAATGGCAACAGCTTGTGGCGATTGATCATCTTCGCGACCTCATTGAGCCACACGTCATTCCAATCAGAGGAAAAGATCGGCGGCACGAAGTATCCCACGGTCTCAACCCATTTGCGATGCACGAAGCCGTGTGTGCCGAATGTCTCGCCATGCGGACCGAGATCATTGCCGTAGGCGAAGAGAATCTTGTCCGGCGTCTCTGCAAACGCCCGTCGTACATGCGCATCCCACCCCGGTGTATCGAAGGTGAGATCATCACCACAATGCATGAGGATTTCACCGCGTGCGTTGGCTGCACATACATTCCAACATTCCGACAAAAGAGCGCGCGGACGAATCAACAGATGAATATTCTTCATCAAGTTAGCTTCGACCGCGAACGGTAGAACCGTCTCGTAATCAAATAGCTTCTTGGGATCATCGTCATCATCGAGATAGACAACAAACTCAAGCTGCCTGGGATAGGTCGCCGTCTCGAACGCAGACTTCACGGTTTTGTGCAGCCAATCGGGGCGCCCCCGTGATGGAACAAGCGCAGAGATCAATGCAGGCTTGTGCTGACCGATCCTTTGCACTGTTACACCCGTTTGGCTAGGGATGTATCGCCATGGGTCAATAACCGTGCTGCCCGGCTCAAACGCTTGTGCGATGTACTGCGCATGCTTCGTACCTACGAAATAGACCTTGCTCAAAACAGCAGCGCCTCCACGCCGAGCGCGATGGCTGCGCCAGCCAATACCGCGCTAATAAGCAAGATCACCACACCCAGCATTTCTGAGCTGTCTGATCCCCTCACAGTGGCAACTCCACCGATGTCCACGCTTCTCCATATGCCTGGAAGAGCGTTGTCCAATCATTGATCTTCATCTTGAACGAGCCGGAGAGCGCCCAATTGTTGCCCCATGAGTTCTTGAAGAGAAGCGTGTCACCCTGGACGCCATACAGCAAATAGCAGTGACCGCCAGCGTAGGATCCGGTCGGCTTCACGTAGCCGTTGGCGTCTGGGTCAAACATGTCGTACGTCCAGTCGGTGCCAACAACAAGCGGTCCGTATTGCCGTAGCCAGGCGAGAACATCGTTCATCGTTGTCGCGGATGCGTAGGTCGTGAGACGGCCGCGGTTCTTCATTGCCTTCGCACCGTCGCGCGGATACGCGCCGTCTTCTCCGGTCGGGTCACCTTCGATCGTCTTGCACTCGTAGTAGATCGCGTGCCCGTCCTGGTTGACGTAAACGTTCTCGATCGGTTCAGCGTCGCTCCAACCAGCCCAGCCGAAACCAACACAGTGACCGGTGTCACCTTGATCAAGTTGAAAGCCGCTAGCGTCCCACAGCTTGTCGGTGCTTGGTACGGGCGGCGGCCCCGAAATCTGGGACAGCGCGTTGAATGCCTTCCACCAGTGAGTGACGGTGACATCGGCGTAGTGACGTGCCGCCCACTGCTGATAGGTGATCGTTGTCTTCTTCAGTTCAGCGCTTGCATACGCCGCAAGTTCCTCTGCTGTGCCTGCAATGAGCAGGCTGCCAAGTTGCTGGAAGTTCGCGAGGCGGTAGTCGCGTAGGTCAGGCGGTGAGGGCTTGCGCCCGAGAAGCTGCGGACTTGGATCGGCCATCTCTTACCCTCCGGGCGGCTTGATACCGCGTAGTCTCCATGTCTCCTGGTAATAAGGATCGTTTGGGTCCTCACTCGAAATCGGTTGAATGCAAGGCTGCGTCACTCGACCCCAATCCCAGCCCATCTTCTTAACTGCGGGTGAAAAAAACGAGTCCTCGGTATAACCAGGAACCTTCGCCGCGATCTTCGGCCACGGACGCTCGTCATACCTCAGCCCCTGATCCCACAGTTCTTTGCGGATCACACAGTTGCCGCCGACATTGTGGCCATTGAACATTTCTTCTTCATCAGTGCGCAACCCGAGTTGTCCTAGCTCTGGGTCGGCTGAGAACCTAAGCCGGACGTGGGTTTCCCAGCCGGGCAAGAACACGAAATCGTTGTCGGCGCGGTGGAGAAGCACGGTGTCGGGTGATGCTTGTTCCCAGCCGCGGTTGCATGCGTAACCGGGGTATTTGTTCTCTTTCAGCAGTTCAACTCCGGTTCCCTCAACATTGAACTCATTCCATAACCATTCCTCGGTTCCGTCCGTAGAACCGTTATCCACCACAACGAGCGTCCCTGGGCCGGTGCGCGTCTCCAGATACGACTCAATCGCCCGCTTAGTCAGCTCCAGGCGGTTATAAGTGATCATGACGCTATGCAGATGCATCTACAATCTCCGGAAACAACTCGGATTGAACGCGCATGTGCGTTTCTACTTGCCATTTCCTGTTACGCCACATTTTTCGATGCTCAGATTGCGGATTGATGTGTGCGTTGTACACAGCTCTTGGTACGGGGAATACCTTGGCTCCTGCTCTCCAGCACTTAGCCCACAGGCTCCAATCTTCGAACCCATGTGGATAGTCGTTGAAACCACCCACATCCATGAACAGCCTTCTTCGCAGCACGGTCCCAATCACAAGGAAGTTGTCGGTGCTGAGATCCTTTTCAGGAATCAAGTAAGTCGGCCCAGGACGACCTTTGCGGTAGTAACAAACGGCTGGCTGTAACAGCGCAGGCTCCGGCCGCTCGACGGAACAGATTGCATCAGTCATCATGCTGCAGTAATCGGGATCAAGGTCGTCATCGGCATCGAGGAACAAGAGCCATTCACCTGACGTGCGCAGCGCGGCTCTGTTCCGAGCAGGCCCGATTGGGAGTGATCGTTCGTGGTGGACAATCACTTCATAGGCGTTTTGTTCCATCGCTGATGGATATGCACGCTGGCGCGCAATCTCCGGCCAATGGTCACCACCATAGGTCGTAATAACTATGGAGATCATGTGATCCGTTGCCGCTCCATCCGCAGTCGTTCCTGATCAAGGCGTGCAACCTTGGTACGCCGCCGTATGAAGAGCTTTTGATCAGCCGATGTATGGAGATGTGCCTTCTCATACGTCGCGTCCATCTCCGCCTTACCCCAATGGGGGTGGAGATGTTCGACAATTGAACGCTTTGAGAAGATGAACTGCTTGCGCCGCGTCGCTGTCTCGATGAACTCGCTGTCAGTCCACTGGTGGTCGTACGCCTCGGAAAAAATCAATCCCGATCCGTCGGAGGTGCCGCCCCAGTGATCGATGTAGCTACGCGCAAAGAGAGTGTGCGTGGAATGCCTACCCCGCTTGACAAGCGGGTTGCCAAGATCGTTGGTGCCGATAACGCCACAACCAGTGCGTTCGGCAACACGAAGGGCATGAACATCCCAGCCCGGATAGAAGACGAGATCAGTTGCGCCCTGAAAAAGCCAAGGTTCGTCCGTGCTCTCATAGCCAAGTGTCAACTTCTTGGCGTAATCAGCATGACCGGGATTCCAGCTCGTAACTAGAACAAGAGCATTGGCTCCCTTGGCCGCTTTGATTGCATCGTCACCGGGAGAAAAGATCAGGACGACACGATGCTCGGTTGTGGTCGCGCCTTCGATCGAGGCTAGGAGGGGCTTGATCTGATGCCCGCGCCCTAGAACGGGCACCAAGATTGCGATCATCCTAAGATCGCACCGACGAGTGCTTGGATCTCTTGGGGGGTAAAGCGGTTTTGCCAGTAGGCGTAGTCCTCTTCGCTAGGCGTCACCGACGCTACCGCACGACACATACGACAAAGATGGGGCTTGCCTTCGCTCTTCTTACGTCGGTAGGAGCGATCATTTATTTGATCCGAATCTCCGCATTGAGTGCACCGGATCGACACGCTTCTCGACGGTTTGCGTACTGAAGCTGTTTCCATGGTTGCGAAAGATACGGCTAACGTCGGCTATGCAGCGCGACGACGCAAACGATTGAGTCCACTAGTCCTGATCGGGGCCACTTGGCGGCTCCGAATCCAGTTGCCAAATTGGCTCCAAGCATCGACATCGTCATCGTGTTTGGCATTGGGGAAGCGAGCGCAGTTGGCCACAAACTTGGCAACATCATCCGGCGTGCGATGCTCGTCGTAAGCGGGTTGCCAAGGCGGTCCATACCCAGGCAGAAAGTAGTTCCCAGACTCCAAGGCATCCGAGGCTGATTCAGCGCGAGTCTCTTTGTTGCCTTCTGCACCGGGAGTAATCTTCTGCACTCCGACGATCTCTCGCTTGAGATCGGTATGCAGTTCTACGCCGTAACCAGCGTTTTCAATCAGCACCGACAAAGGAGCCGAGGGCCAGGTCTTGCGTGCCCAAAATGCCATTTCTTTGATTGTGCGCCTCGCTTTGCCGTAATTCATCTTGTCGCAGACAAGATCAAGCAAATAGCGGTCCGCGTTCTTTACGCCCCAGCACTGAATGGCCACGTTGTCTGATGTCTCCGTGTCCTTGAGCGGCGTATCAACCGAGATCACGACTTGACCGAACTTCCCGAGGGCGCCCCAGTTTTCCTGCGCTCGCACGGCTGGGTTATAGAAGCGCCACCACTCGACCTTGAGCAAGTCTCCTTCACGAGCAGCTGGGCGCTGTTGCAGCTGGCCTGCGGCACGGTGTGACGTAAGAGTCTTCGCTAGTACATCTGACTCTGCTTCGTTTCTGTGGTCCGGCCATAGCAGTTCGCCTTCTTCACGCGGGTCACCGTTCTCAAGAGGGGTGCCCCGCAATGCCTCTTGCACTGAAGGATGGATGCGGTCGCCTCGCCATGCGTATTCATGATCTTCTTCAAATCGCTCCGGCAGACAGAGGATCGTCCAGTCCTCTTGCTCAAGCACGTGCCCAGCGAGGTCATCCTCGTGCAGACGCTGCATCACAATCACGCGCGCATGCTTGAAGCCGATTGAAAGACCACGGGTTGAGAGTGTGCCGTCCCACCAGTTGTTTGCTTCGTCAAGTGAGGCGCGGCTGGTGGCATCGGCGGCATCAGCCTTGATCGGATCATCGACAATGATCCGATGGCCATGCTCTCCCGTACCGGTTGACTTTGGAGCGGTGGCGAGGCGCGTGCCACCTCGGTCATTGCCGTAGTAATGCTCACCCTCACGGGTGAACTCAAAGCGATGCCCCCAGCGATCGGTGTACCACTCATCCATCATCAAACGACGCGATTGAGCCGACATGCGTCCCGCAAGTCGCGTCTCGTAGGACGCCGACCAGTAACGAAGCCAAGGCCGCGTCGTCCATTCCCACGGATGCCAGAACACCGAAACGGTGCTCGTCTTCATCGAGCCAGGCGGAACCCAGATCTGCAGCCGCAGGATGTCGCCTCGGGAAACGGCTTCGAGGTTGGCGCAGATTGCATCGACGTGCCAGTTGTGGTGGTACTCGGTCTCTGGATAGAGCACGTGCCACGCGGCAGCGATGAACTTCGCCAACGATTGCGGCAGTTCCTCACGTTCGCGTTGGAGTTCACGTCTCTCCTTCTCTGCGAGGAGAGACTCGTAGAGCAGCTTGTCTTGGCCTATCTCAGGCAGCCCGAGCGTCATCGTCTTCGCCCGGCTCAATTACTCGCTGCTCGACGTGATCGATCAGCATGTCAAGATCGTTATCGCTCAGCTCTGGGAAGACCTGCTGCACAAGCACCTTCAGCTCATTGCTTGTGCCGCCCATGATTTCAGTCTTCTTGGTGAGGAACGCCTCGCGGAACTCGGGCAAATGGATGATGGCCAAGTCACGTGCCGCGCGGTAATCACCGCTATCGGCCATTCGCTGGATCGTCGAGCGCAAGCCCTCTTGGAAATTGGGATAGCCAACCTTCTTTGCTTCCCCGTACTGCTCCGCAAACTCGGTGTCCTTCTGAGCGCGACGATGAAGCTGAGTCAGCGTCGTCTTTGGCTCAAGCAGTTCGGCCGCATCCTTCATTGGCACACCAGCTTCGATGTACTCACAAAACTGCTCAAGCATCTCCGGTGTCAGGTAGTCGGCCTTGACATGGCCAGAGAGTGTGGTGGTGCGCGGTTTACCAGCGTCTGGTCGCGGTGGCGCATTCTTCCTGCCCTCTGCGCGCGCACGTAGGTATTCGGCAGCGAAGAATGGGTCGTAGTCAGTGCTCTTCTCCGACAGCAACCGCCGGAACATCGATGCGGTGTATGCCTCACTAACGAGCGCAGCCGCCTCCGGTGGCGATTTGCCGATCCTCAGAAAATCAAGGAACGCGTCCTTGTCGTGCTGGGGAATCACGCCGCCAGTGTAGGGCGACTATCGGCTGAGCGCTAGGGTCTAGTTACAAACGACCCTGCCACACAGTTTGTGGCCGGGCGTGATTGATACCGCGATATCCCTGACGCGTTCGGTCAGTTGGGTAAGCGTAGCCATGGCGACGAAGCTTGTCCATGACTGGACCCATGACCCGCGGTTCGCGCACCTTCAAACCAGATTCTGTCCAAATATCATCGGCGATGAAATCTTTGCCTTCGATAGCTGTTCGCCGGGCGATCTGAATCGCAACCTCATAGAGAACCTCAGAAGCGAGGCGCGATCCACGCTCGGCCCTTTCCATAGCTTCATCTCTGGCGGCACGACCGGCGCGCAAGCCATCAGTGCGATCAATACCGAACAGAGACTGCTGGCCATCGACGAACTGGCTCACCGCACCACTTTACTGATCCAGCTTTGCTCCTGCAATCACAACGGCGTTGATCGCAAACGGCACCGCCACCAGCACGGTGGCGTGAGGCCAGACCAACCAAGCTCCCCACCAGGCGAGTGAAATCCAAAAGCCTGCGCAGTATGGACACGTGAGGAACGTGCCCCACTCAAAGCGATAGTCGTCGTTTGGGTCCTCTCCCTCTTCCCAGTTGGGATCGAGCTTGAGGACCCAGCGACGAGGTCTGTTGAGAATCTCGTCCTCAGCCAGTAGGCGATAGATGCGCCATGAGGCCAAACCGAGGAGCAAAAACTCCCACCAGCTAGGGACGTTCGACACTACTTGCTCTTCTCGGCCTTCTTCGCAGCCTTCTCGGCTTCCTTATTGGCAGCCTCAGTGGCGTCAATCTCTTCCTGGGTGCGCTGCTCGTCAGTCGGCACCGCATTAGGATCTCGCGCAGCGCGCTCGTAACTCTGGTCGTCGGCGTGATCTCCCTCGACCGGCTTCCACACTGTCTCGTCAGCAGTCATTGCTTACGCCTCCTTGACGGCCGCTTCTACATCAGCCTTTGTAATCTTGCCGTCTTTGCCGGTCCCCGTGACGGAACCGATCTCGACACCAAGTTCATGCGCCGCTTCGAGGGCGCCCGCTGTAGCCCGGACTCCCTGTTCTGAGAACGCGCTGAGCTTGCGTGACCAAGACCCGTCTGCGTTCTCCTTCCAGCGCGTCAAATCTTTGACAGCCATATAGCTCCTTTCGTTGGTTGCCGTGGTTTACCCATATCTATGTGCATCTACGAAAGCCAGACAGGCAAGGAGCAAGCAACCGATCGCAAAGAACAGAGGGATCAGTCCCCAAGAAGATTGGATCACCAATGAGACTAGGCTACAAAACGTTGTTAGAGACAGGAGGACGAAGCCTGCGCCTCTCGTCTCTGCTGCCAATTGCGGATCCTTCTTCTTGGTGACGGTCCTTATGGCAACACCCACATCTAGATCATCCTCAGCGTTGAGAATCCGAAACGGCACCTGGTAGATGGCTGCAACCCGCTCACCAGCTTCCGCAAGGTACGGAGGGATCACCAGCTCTTGTGGGTATGCGTATTGCCCGCGCGCTCCATGATCAGCAACGGTGACATTCCCCCACAGCGCAATTTTTGCAAACACGCACTCATGCGAGAAGTAGTGGGCTGCCCCTGCCATATCCGAAGCAACATAGATCCCACAAGAGCAATGTTCACCGGCTGGGATTTTGCAGTTCTGCACTTCCCATGACCAGTCCATCCCTTGTGGGAGAACAAGCGCTGGCTTCGGTGGTGACACCATATTCATCACTGGCTGTGGCGCGCCTGATGTCGGTACCCATTCCCCCCATTCACAATCACACTTCGCCTCTGCTCTCAGCCCAGGCGACCAGACAAAGTCCTGCGATGGAGAATGCAACCGATCCGCATTACTTCCCAGGCGAAGTGCCTTCCAGCCAATTACAGGTTCGACCGAATCGGGGATGATCACATGTTCTCCTTTACTGGCAGCGAGACAAACTTCCCACCACGAAAAATCGTTTCCAGCAACACAAACGGAACCTGATACCGCTCGCTCGCAAGTTCAACCTGTTCGCGTAGCCTCACATCGGCATACAGCATCTGCGGATACGCGTACTGCCCACGCGCGCCCGCATCGCCGATCCGCACAGCTCCCCAAAGTGCAATCTCAGCCAGCACAGAACTGCTGGGTCGGAAGTAGTTCTTGCATCCCTGCGGGTCATCGACGACATAGACACCGCAGCTGCAGTCATCCGGAACAAGATGTGGTTCTTCATCTTCGGCGACGTGCTGAATCAACACCCAGCGGTTGTGTCCCTCAGGCATCGCCGCAAAGTGGAGTACTCCATAAATAGGAGAGGTCACAATCATCGTCGTACCAGTCTCGGCGTAATAGATCGCATATACCTCACCGGGTGGATTTGGATCTGCTGCGCGCACGCAATGAGCGATTATCGTTTGCCGTGATTGCGCGCGACACGTAGCCTCGAAGCGTTCTCCGACAGGCCAGCGTGTTCCCCGAGAGGGAGAGGAAAGGTCGCCCTCGGCTGAAAGCCTGAGTGCCTTCCAGCCGAGGCGTGGTTCGATTGCGTCTGGGACGATCAACGTTTTGCTCAGAAGTTCAGAAAGGCTTTGATCCCACGGGCCACGGCACGTTCATTGTTCTGGAAGCAATCACCGCTCCCCGAGACCACAGGATGCTCTGAAACTGGCGCGAGGGATGCGGGCGGTGCGTAGCCTGGAAAGGGAACGCCATAGGCGATCCCGACACCTTCCATCATCTTTTCGTCGTTGGCCTGGCTTGAGCCAACAATTTCCAGCGGATACGCATACTGCCCGCGGGCGCCCTTATCACCACTGATGACCTTGCCCCACAGCGCCACCTTGACTAGCAGCCGACCGTAATGCGTGTAGTTTGCTGCATGCTCGGCTGAGTCAACAACATAGATGCCGCAGGCGCAGTCTTCTGCCACAGGATCGTGCGGGCAGCTTTGCTTGTTGTATGACCAGGCGAGACGGTCTGGTAGTTCAAGCTTGGGTCGTTTGGGCGGCTTGTAGGAGAGTGGCGTCTCGTTGATCCACCACTGCGCTTTGACGACGCTCTTCCCTCCATATACGGCTTCCATTCGCTTGCCCTTCTTGTACGGCTGTTGCGCCTCACCCCGATCACTAGGCTCCCACTGATAACCCCAGTCTCTGACGCATCGCGCTACAAGCGCCTTGCCATGCGGCCAATTGGCTGAGCCGCTGTTGGAGTACAGCGTGAAGCCACCGGTCACCCTCAAATATTTGAAGCCGACGTAGGGTTCAATGCTGTCCGGTGCGCGCTCGCTCATGCGGGCACCGGCTCTTCGGCGGGAGTTTCGGCCGGGGTCTCGGCCGGTTCGTACTCCGGCTCACTTGGTGCGGGGTCAGGATTGGGCACCGGCTCTACAACCGGCTCAATCGTGATTGTCTCCCGCTCGGTTCCGATTTCCATCTTGTTCTCCTTTCTTGATCGCAGCACGTAGATCCGCGATCCGTTGCTCACGCGTCCTTTTCTTGATTACTGACCGAGGTTGGCGTGATCCTTCGATGCCGATGCGATGGCTGATCGCTGTTGGTGTCACACCAAACCGCTCTCCAATCTCTCGGTTTGAGAGTCCCTCGGCGCGCAACTTCCGTGCCTCGTCGTTTGTCCAGCTGCTCTTGCCGGGGCCGGGGTTACTGTGACGCGGAGTAAAACCAGCCGCAGCAATCGCTTCGTTCCAACTGGAGAAGACACCAGTCTTACCGTAAACCGCACCTATGGATGGGTGCGCCTTTCCTGATCGTCTCCACTGTGTCGCGGCGGGTGGGCTGCCATACATCCGCGCCCAGTTCTGGATTGCCAAGATCACTCGCTCTCGTGTCCAAAGCCTCTCTTGTCGCTGCTTTTCCTGAGAGCAATCAGCACACAGTGTGCTTGTGTACCAAATCGTTACGCCACAGTTGGCACACTGCTTGGCTCGGCTTGCCTTATAGGCACGAGCCTTGCAAAGAGAGTGTTGATGTACCTCTGGAAACAGCCAACGCCGAATCGTCGTCGAGGAGACGCCAAGCTTCTTGCCGATTGCGACATAACCAAATCCCTCGGCATACAACTCTCGCGCTTGTTCGTGTAGCTCAAGAGGATGTTGCAAGACCTGGGTCACCAACGCTTCCGCTTCACTTGCCCTTCTTCAGGTCCGCATCGACGCTGGGCCGAAACATGTCCATTTCCCAGGCGATGTCGTCTTGTGCCACCACCTTAGAACCCGGCCAGGGCACCCAGGCCAGTTCTCCTGCCGGGGTCATGACATAAAACGGAGCCTCGATCCCTCGCTTGGCACGGTGCTCAGCCCAAAGCTTGTGCTTGGGGTGCTGCCAGCTGACGTCCGCCACCTGAAACACCGGTTCTCCGGGCGCCCGCTGGTAGGTCTCACCTGGTTCTGGGGTTGAAGAAGGAGGTTCCGGCTCAGGAGTCGGCTCTTCGGCAAACGGATCAATGATCTCCACGGCTCTCCTTCGCCTTGGCGGCGTTTGCATCCAAGATCAGCCGCACCCATTGGGAGAGAGAGACCTTGTGAGACCAGGCCGCCTCTTTCCAAGCATCAAGCTGTGCTTGGTCGACGTTAACAGTAATTTTGGGCATGCCGTATCTTACGGCATTACCGTACGGTACGTCAAGCTAAAATGCCGTATCTGCCGTACCGTCTTGGTGGGCGTTGAGGATCGCTTGCGCGCAGCCAGCGCAAAGCCACATGCTGCCGCCGTGTGTGCAGATCGTCGGAATGTACTTGCCACTACCCTCCGACCAGGAGAGCACGCGCCCGTACCAGTTGGCGCTGTTTTCTCGTGTTTCCCAGGTTCGGTATGCGGAGTCCGCCACTAGGATGTACTGGGGATTGGTCATTCGTCGTCGGCGTGAATCGCGGCGCGTGCCTCTTGCATCCGTGCTGCCGTATCCAAGACAAGCCGCATCCAGCCTGACAATTCCAGCTTCTGCGTCTCCGCCGCCGCCCGCCAACGTTCCTTCTCAATCTCACTACACCTGATCTGGATTACTTCTTTACGTGCCATGGGGAGATCCTACCACTCCTGTTAGGTCATGACAAGATAGCCCGCCCGCCCAATCTGTATTTTCACCGGCGGAAGTCACTGGACTACACCTCTTGCTCCAAAAACAGCGGCCGTTGCAGGGTGATCGTTGCGCCGTAGAACTCGATCGCCGCCGCCGCAGCAGTCATCGCCTGATCCCTCGTCATCCCACTCGGCGCGTTGGCAAGAGAGTTGGCAATCCCTTTGCGCAAGCCCTCTTCCACCCCACCAACAAAGCCACCTAGATCCTCTTCCTGCAAGCCATCAACGACAAATGAGACCGTCACCAACACCTTCTTCATGGCAGCTCCCCCGTAGTGAGCGCTTCCACCAATTGCTCTCGCAACTCCCGCAGCGCAGTCTCCGCCCCCTCTACCGAATCCTCCATCACGACCACCTGCAACGTGTACTGATCCGCCGCCTCAAAACCCCGATGCCGCTCCAACGTCAACGAGCCAACCCCCGGCGGCAAGCGAAACCCCAACTCAAACTTGGCAGTCACCCATACATTGGTGGTCTCTTCCCGTGTTGTCATGACTGATCCTCCCCGATCTCCCTAAAAATCCCAGCCAGATCAGGAAAGTCCACCGTCGGCTTGACGATCGTCTCCCACCAGCGATAGGTCATTCGCTCCACTAGCGCATCCGGTAGCCCCTCATCCTTCAGCTGCCGGTAGACAATCGCCGCCATCTGCGCAATCTTCCCCGCCTGATGCGACCACTCCTGCCGTTCGTCGGCATCCAGCACGAATCCTCCTTTGCGATGCTTGCGCGACCCACCAAGTGAACGGAAGCCACGCCATTACCGCCACAACCTGAACCATCACGAGCGCATCTTACCACGACCGTGGTGACATTACGAAAACCAAAAATCCCTGCAAATACCACGAATAGGTGCGGCCCGCCGCCGGGCGGCGGGGGGCCGGGTGGTGGGCACGTGTTGTCGCCGAAGGCGACAATGCGTTGCCGAACCCGGCTACGGAACCGTCTCACCGGGAGCCCGGGACCGCCGAACCCGGACCGTGAAACGGCCGCCGGTCTCCCGGCGGCCGTTTCGGTTCCCCGCGTCGCGGGCGCGTTAGTGGGTGTCGGCTTCGGTAATGCCGTCCTCGTCTGCGAGCGCGAGCG